CTTTAAATCAGAATAAGATGAAAGACAGACAGATAGTATATAATTCAGTCAAATGTTTGGTCTGTGGTGAGACTATTATAAGTTATCACAGGCATGACTATGTAACATGCTCTTGTCCTAATCAAGCCACAGTAGATGGAGGTACAGAATATCTTAGATACGGGGCTAAAGATATGGACAAAATAGAAATCCACACAGTCTATGACACAGCTCCATTTGATGTAGTCAGACAGTATGCAACAAGAGGAGGAAGAGGCAAGGATGGTAAAGAGCCACTAAAGTGGGTAAAGCTATGTGACATGAATGATGACTGGTTAGAGGCTGTCTTAGAGTATGGTGGTGCAGAATGGCACCAGAATCTTATTAAAAAAGAAATAGAGTATAGAAAGGAACATAATATAGTAATACCAGAGTAAGATGAAAAAGAACAACATTATATCAGATTGGTTAGATGAACATGGTGATGCAGTAATTGATAAAAAAGTTGAATTAATTTTAAATCAAAATAAGATGACACCAAAAGAAAAAGCAAAAGAACTATTTAGGAAGTTTGTTGCCCCAACACAGCAATGGGATGATGTAGATGGTTACATTACTGATGAATATAATGCCAAACAATGTGCTTTAATTGCAGTTGATGAGATATTAGAAATGGACTTACCTATTCTAGAAGAAGATGCGGATACATTTTATGACTATTGGGAAGAAGTTAAACACGAAATAGAAAAACTATGAGTGCAAAGGACAAAGCAAGGGAAATGGTTAAGATAATATCAACATATAATCCAGCTGGAATGTTGGATGATACAAAAATATTATATCCTTCAGCCGTCCAGTTAGCATTAATTATGGTAGATGAGATAATGAAGAGCATTCCTAACAGTAATAGATTATCTTTGTCAGATAATTCTTATCAGAAAATGCAGTATTGGAAAGAAATTAAACAAGAACTAGAGAAACTATGAAAGCAAAATTAACTTTTCAACTCCCTGAAGATCAAGCAGAATTTGATTTTGCTGTTCAAGGTAGTAAAATGTATTCAGCTCTATGGGATATTTCTCAAGAGCTAAGACAACTATGGAAGTATGAGGAACTCAAGGATGATGAGTTTAAAATGGTAGAAAGAATTAGAGATAAGTTCCATGAGATATTGGATGAAAATCAGATTAGATTAGATAAGTAACTAAGTAAACCAACACATATGATTATTTTAAGAACAGGGGAGGAAAGGAGAAGTTATAGAATATTAATGGTAAAAAGAAATGAATACTCTGAAACCAAGTTTGCTGTGCAACAAAAGGTTAAGTTTTTATATTTCTTTACTAAATGGAAATTTGTTGAGGATCAAGCCGGAGATATTAGGCTATTTGAATCTAACAAGAATGCAAATGCATACATCAATTCTAGATGTAGATGGGCTTAACGGATAAATTAAAATCTTGGGTAGCAAAACAAAGATATAAAAACCCAAATAGTCCAAGTGTAGAAGAAATTACATTGGGAGAAGGTCCAAATATAAACTGGACTACATTGCGTAATTTAATGAAATTTTTATTACCAAAATATTTTCCAGAATATTTACCAGACATATATTTTAAAATGGAAACACAGGAACTTAAGAAACTAATTGCAGCAATTGCAGAAGAACATTATAATATAACAGAAGGCTCAGATGGTAATCTGAACTATCTATGGTATATGTATCATAAGGGAAGTAAAAAGGATGAATTCCGGCCCTTTGTATATATGGCTGAGTTAATGCTACTAAAGAAGTTTAATTATCTATCTGACATTGAGATAAGGAATGTCATAGGCATGATGAAATCAGAAGATAAAGATAATCTTATGATGGTTACATTAACTATACAGAATTTAAGGAATTTAAGAATTAAAGAACACGGGATATATACTAAAGAAAATAAAGCATATGAAGAGTTATCTCATACTTATGCATTTGAAGTATTAAACCATACAGTGTTCTTAGAAACAATGGTTGAGAAATGACAGAACAAGAACTACTAGACTTAGGCTTTGAAAAAGTTGAAGTCTTAGATGAAGAAAGCCAAAATGGCTATGATTATTATTATTACACATTGGATTTATTGCCGGGACTTAGTTTAATCTCATCATGTAGTGATGAAAGTACAACTGATTGGAAAGTATATAACTATGATTGGGTAAATACAGATAGTCTTACAAAAGCTTCTATATTACATTTACGGGAGGTTGCTCTTGCTCAGGGTTATCTAAATCAACGCCCCCAGTAAGTTTTGTAAGCTGTGCTTTTTCTGCAAGAATGTTAAACATTATCATTGCAGCAGCAGACTTATAGCAATCATCTATTTCAGTTTGAACTATATCCATAGGGACAGGAGTTGTAATAACTTCTCCTGTTCTTAAATGGATCTTAGTTCCTGCATCTGGATTCATCACATTAACAAATGAAGTTCTGGTAATGTGAGTTATATTCAAATGCTCAATATATTCACCATCTTTGTCTTTTAAGATTATTGGTAGAAACATTAGATTATTGTATTACCTTCTATTTTATAATTATCTACAGATACTGTATCTTTAGTTTTAGTTAATATGGCAAACCCGTGGTTCCACTCATTTATTTCCATATATTCTGGAGCTAAATCACAAAGACACCCAATGCTATAACCAATTATATTAGTTGGTTCACCTGTTCCATAAACTCTTTGAGAACTTTGAGAACTTTTATGAAAGTGATTTATAATACAATTAGTTTTAAATCTTACTAAAGCTGTGCGAGCAGGAACTACACCACCTGCACCAGGAAGTTTATCTCCGTGTTCTATGATATAATCTCCAAAGACTATTTTAGTTCTAAATGGAATATATTCTATTCTGTGTGCAGCTACTTGAAGTATTACATCTAATCTAAATTCATCCATGTCTAGTAACTCAGCAGCTTTTATTCTTAAGTATCTTTCAAATCTATTTTCATGATTACCAGGTATAAAATATATTGGAATGCCTGAAAATCTAGAACGGAGATATGCAAGAAATTGTTTACCTGCTTCTATTTCATCTTTAAAGTGTACATTTCTTGGATCTTTTTCATGAAAAGACATTTGGTAGAAATCTAGCAAGTCACCATTGATTAATATGCTATCTACATTTTCTTGTTCCATTTTGTCACATGCAGTTTCTATTGCATCTTCATCATGGTAAGGAATATGTAGGTCACCTATTATACCAAGTTTTTTACAACCTGTAGGTATAGTAAATGTTTCTCTCTTTTTAGTAAGTGATGCTGGTATTGATTCAAAATTGTGCATTACTGTGGTTTTAAGTTCATGAAAATATTTTTTGTCAGCCACTTTAGCTCTACTACTGTGGCCAGATTGTCCCCTATAATATCTAACTCTTGTATAAACAGTTTCAAATTTTTCAAAAAAAGCACTATTTTCATCATATATTTTTCGTGCTAATGACTTACTTGGGGTATTGAAATATTTTTCCAGATATTCAAGAACAATTTTAGTATTTTCTTTTACTGTTGTATGTTCTCCTAGTTTATGTTTTTTTGCCATATTTATATATTATAATATACAAAAATTAATTATATGTTCAATTTTAAACTTGTTAAAAAGAAAGGAAAGTTAGTTTATATAACTGACAAAACAAAGATTTCTTATGAATTATTTCTTGATAAGCTTCAAGAAGGTCAGGAAGTTGAAGTCTTTATGGGACTAACTTCAGACAATGGGAGTTTAGCACAATTAGCTAAAATCCACGCCTGTATTAGAGAATTAGCCAAAGAAATTGGCTATACATTTGAAGAAATGAAATTCATAGTTAAAAAACATGCTGGCCTCTGTTATGACGGAGGAGGTGCAGAATACTGCAAATCTTTTAAAGATTGTAGTAAAGATGAATTAGCAATGGCTATAGAGTCTGCCATTGAACTTGGAAGAGATTTAAATATTAATCTGGGTTGATCATGGACTTTTTTATATCTTCCAAGTCTTTTTCTTCAAATTGATCAGTTTTTTCTGCCTGAGCCTCAATTTCAGCTAATAAAAGAAATAAAGTTTTAAATGCAAATTCCTGTTCTGTATGTGGTTCATTATCTGCATTTTTATCTGTAACTTTTTTAATAAGTTCAGCAACTTTTTCAGAATCAATCTCCTGTTTGAAAACATATAACAGGGTTTTCTTTAACATTAAATAAAACACTTTATTGATTTTTATTTCAATTATTGCATTGTCTTTAATTTCTTTAACTTTGGTTGACATGATAATAGTTTTAACAAAAATAATAAAAAAATGGATTTAGAAGAAATTAAACAAAAAATGTTTGAAAAATTAAAGCCAAGTGGTTGGGATATGTTTTTTAAATCTTATATATTTAGCTCTCAATTTACAGATGTTTTAAGTAAGCTGTACGAGCTAAGTAGTTCTGATAAAAGATTTACTCCACCACTAAAAGATCTATTTAGAGCATTTGAAGAATGTCCATATGATAAATTACAAGTAGTTATTGTTGGACAAGACCCATATCCACATCTTGATCAAGCTGATGGAATTTCATTTAGCTGTAGTAAAACAGGTAAATTACAACCTAGTCTCAGATATATATTTGATGAGATTAACAGAACCATTTATGGTGGTAACAAAGTATGTACAGATGTAGATCTGAAAAGATGGTCTAATCAAGGTATATTAATGCTTAATACAGCTCTTACAACAGAAGTAGGTAAGATTGGTCAGCATTATGATATCTGGAATGATTTTACAGCACATTTATTTGATTATCTTAGTCATAATAAGCAAGAAATTATTTATATTTACATGGGGAAAAAAGCCCAAGGATGGGCAGACTTAGTAAGTGATGACAACCATAAAATATTTGTAAGCCATCCGGCAAGTGCAGCATATACAAGACAAAAAGAATGGAACTCTGATAATGCATTTTTAAAAGTGCAACAGCTTGTTGCACAAAAAACAGGTAATATAATTAAGTGGTAGTATGGAAGATATATTTTTAAGATTTATTGGAGAAGGAATAACTCCAAATAGTTATTATGTTTTACACTGTGTAAAATATGGTATAATTCCTAATTCTTATATAAACAAAGAGCTGGAAATAAAAAGATTAATTTCTAATGAATGGCTAAAAGAAGACTTGACATTAACAGATAAAAGTATTATCTTTACTACTGAGATTGACGGGTTTTTTAAGAAGTCAAAGAAAAAAACATCTAAAAGTTTATTAGGAGATAATTTTGAAGATAATGTAAAAAATTATTCAGAGATATTCCCGAGCATTAAACTTGCTAGTGGTAAGTATGCAAGATCTAACTCTAAGAATTTAGAAAATGCATTTAGATGGTTCTTTGAGAACTACAATTATGACTGGGAAATAGTTTTGTTAGCTGCAAAGAAATATGTTTTAGAATATAAAGCAAACAATTATCAATACATGAGGACATCTCAATACTTTATAAGAAAACAAAGCAGTGACAAAACATGGGACTCTGACTTGGCAGATTATTGTGAAATGATAATTAACAAGCCAGATGATGAAGTAATATTTATAAAAGAAAGACTATTTTGATACACATAAATTTAAAGAAGTTACTTATTGGGATTATTGGGAGTGTGTGTTTGTATCTAATAATTAACAACTATATTGTAGAAGTGAGTATTTTACAGTATATAGCCATAGAGGCTATAATTACTTTATCTCATTTTCTATATGAGAAGATACAACCCTTAAAAGAGGATACTCAAAAAGATTAATCTATAATGTATGTATAATAATGCAAGCCCTTTAAAGGCTGTGAGTGAAAGGGATGCTCTTAAAAAAGCTCTCTATAAAATGAAAGCTAGACACAGTGGTCAATTAAAATCATTGAAGACAGCTTGGGTAAATTTTAATAATGCTTTTTGTGACGGATTAGAGTGGAGAACTATTACAGTTGTTGGTGCAAGACCAGGAACAGGTAAAACTTTATTTATGGAACAGTTGGTTAATGATGTTATACAAATAAATCCTGACCAAACTTTCAGAATATTAAAGTTTCAGTTTGAAATGCTAGATGAAACAAATGGTATAAGAAAATTGTCTATGAATGTTGGTTCTGATTATAACACTCTGATGAGTAAGGAAAAACCTGTTGATAAAAGTATTTTTCAAAAGTGTGTGCAGTTTTATGAAAGTACCGAGAAATATGATATAGTAGATGTGGTGTATGATCCATGTACAGTGGAAGAGATGTGTGCTACTATTCATGCTTATTTAGAAAAACATAAAACAGAAGAAGGTTATGTAAATACTTTGGTCACTATAGATCACTCAGCTTTATTTAGAGTTGGTAAGGGGCAGAAAGATAAGTTTGAGATGCTACATGCTTTAGGTGAAGGCCTTACAGAAATGAAGAAAAAATTTCCTGTAGCTTTCTTAGTTCTTAGTCAGTTAAACAGAAATGTTGAAACTGTTGAAAGAGCAAAAGATGGTACATATGGAAATTATATTCTAGATTCTGATTTATATGGTTCTGATGCTTTGCTACAACATGCTGATGTTGTGTTAGGTATTAATCGTCCTTTTAACAGAAAAATTAAATTCTATGGTCCTGAAAAGTATATTATAAATGATCCAGATCTTTTAATATTTCACATATTAAAATCAAGAAATGGTTTCATGGGTATGAACTTTTACAAATTGGACAATAAAGTAATGAGAATTGTTGAGATTGACCCACCACCTACATCCGCACATTAATTTTAAAATATGTATAATAGAAGAGAAAAAGAAAAAGAGTTGATGGAACATCACTCTGGTTATCTAGAAAAACTAAATTCTAGTTATCAATTTATTGCAAAGACTGCTTTTTATAGCAAAGGTAAATTTGGAAGACAGATTCAGTTATTTGAAAATGAATTAAACAAAGGTTCTGATATTTATATGGAAATGGTAGACATTACAAGAGATCCAAAAGGCATGGAAACAGATATGGTTCCAATGTTTTGGGAAAGACCATTATTTAAATACAGATACAATCCTTATTTTAAAGAAGAGTATGAAGTTAAAGTTTCTACCAATTCAAGGGGAGAAGAATATTCTGCTTACATTATTCCTACATCAGAATTAGTTTGTGTAAACAAAGGTTCTGAAGAAATTCCTTACAATGAGTATGATAAAAACAGAACTTCTGAGCCTGTAGAGCAAAAGAAGTTAAGTGTTTTTCCAGACTTTGAAGAGGAGTTTGTCCCAAAACTAAAGGATGTAACAGAATCTTCTGAAGATGTATCAGCAATTTTATTAGAGATTGCCGGTAGTTTTCAGAAACTTGCAACAGCATTAAAAAACAAATGACATGAGTATAGTACTTCCAACTAAAAAGATAAAAGCTGATAGAGTTAATCCTAAAAGATTAATTATCTATTCTAAGCCTAAAACTGGTAAGACAAGTGCATTTGCTGGTCTTGAAGGAAATTTAATTATTGACTTAGAAAATGGTGCAGACTATGTTGAAGCCATTAAAGTCAAAGCAAGTAATCTTCAAGAACTTAAAGAGATTGGTAAAGCAATCAAAGATGCTGGTAAACCATATAAGTATGTTACAATTGATACTGTGACAGCTTTAGAAGATATGGTAATGCCACTTGCAATTAGCCTATACCAGAAAACTAGCATGGGTAAAAATTATACTGGAGACAGTGTTCTTACTTTACCAAATGGTGCTGGTTATTTATATATTAGGCAAGCATTCTTTCAAGTGTTAGATTTTATTGATACATTAGCACCCCAAATTATTTTATCTGGTCACATTAAAGACAAGCAGGTAGATGATAAGGGAGAAATGGTTATGTCTGCTAATATAGACTTAACAGGAAAAATAAAATCTTTAATTTGTGCAAATGCAGATGCCATTGGTTATATGTTTAGAAAAGGTGATCAAACCATCCTAAGCTTTAAAACTAATGAAGAAGTGACTTGTGGTGCAAGACCTGAGCACTTAAGAAATGAAGAAATAGTAATTTCTGAAATGAAAATGGGTGAGTTAATTACTCACTGGGATAAAGTGTATAAATAATAAATAATAAAAACAAAATGGGACTAAGTACAAAAGATCTAGTAAACGAAGGTGGTTCAGGAATGCCAAAAACAATTGCACCAGGAAACCACACATTAAAAATTAATAGTATTACTTTAGAAGACTTTCAATTTATTGATGGTGCTAAACATTTAATACTACATGTTGAGACAGAACCTATTGATGGATTTGAAGGTTTTCTAGTGGATAAGGATGATGAAAGCAAAGGAAAATATCAAGGACAAATTGGTAGAGTAAAAGCTAGTCAGTATGCATTTGCAGATGGACAAACAAAGTCAGGAATTAAAATCCAAAGAGATAGATCTCTGATGATGTTCTTAGCTAATCTATCTAAAGCAACTGGTATAATGCAATGGTTTGAAGAGCAAGATAACAAGTTTAATACTATTGAAGAATTTGTAAAAAACTTTAGTGATAATGCTCCAATCAAAGATGTACTTTTAGATTTCTGTATTGCTGGTAAAGAATATGAGAACAAATCTGGTTACACTGCATATGATATGTGGTTACCAAAAGCAGAAAATAACAAGTATGCTTATGGTCAAGAAGGTTCTGACAGAATTCTAAAATATGATGAGGCTAAACATCTTAAGAAACTTGAGGTAAAGCCTGTTGACAATTTTGGGGATGATGATGATGATTTTCCTACACCAGGTAGAACATCTTCTGATTTCAATCTAGATTAACAACTCCTACATTTGGGGGAGTTATTCTAGCTCCCCCTTTATGTACTAAATTGGGTTGCTATGATTTCTACAAAAAACTTAATATATGATTTAGCTGATGTTCCAAGAGAATGGGCATTTGAACACTATCTCAATCTTACAGAAAGACTTACGGGACAAGATATTAAAATGAAGTCAGTATTTAATCCACGGGAGAAGACACCTTCTATGTGTATTTATATTGACAGAAATAATTTCTATAAGTTCAAAGATTTTTCTTCAGGTAATGGTGGTGATGCAATTAGCCTTGTCCAAGTTCTATTTAATTTACCCACTAGAGGTTCTGCAAGTTATAAGATAATTGAAGACTATAACCAATATGTTCTAAACAATGGTTATAATCCTATAAAGTCTTATAAACAACACAGTAAGTTTAAAGTTACTGATTATGAGATGCGGCACTGGAATACTCTTGACCAAAAATATTGGATGGGATTTCACATTGGATCTAGATTACTATCTAAATACAATGTTGTTCCATTAGAATATTATGTGATGACAAAGACAGATCAAAATGATGTTGAGTCTAGCATAACTATCAAGGGTAATTATATCTATGGATATTTTAAAGAAGACGGGACACTCTATAAGATTTATCAGCCAAAAGTAAAAGACAGTAAATTCATCAAGGTAAGAGATTATATACAAGGTACAGAACAATTAGTATTTGATAAACCTTATTTAATTATAACATCTTCCCTTAAAGATTTAATGGCATATAATAAACTAAAGATTAGTAATTCTGAAGCAATTGCACCAGACAGTGAGAATACTATGATACCTGAGAACATAATGAGTAACATTAGTTCTAAGTATCAAAAAGTATGTGTGTTGTTTGACAATGATGAGGCTGGTATAAAAGCTGCGGAAAAATATAAATCTAGATATGGTTTTGAGTATGTTATATTAGATCTTGAGAAAGATTTATCAGATGCTATTAAAGTACATGGTATAGATAAAGTAAGAGACAATCTCTTGCCGTTATTAAAACAAGTATTATTATGAGCAAATGGTCATACCAAGGACAAGACTTTGAAAATTCAATGATTCCAGAAGGAGCAGTAGGTTTTGTCTATGAGATGCAGGCAGTAATAGATGGTAAGCTTGTAAGGTATATTGGAAAAAAGAACTTTTATTCTACAACTAAGAAGAAATTTGGCAAGAAGGCCGTGTCTTCTATGCAGGATAAAAGAGCTAAGAAATATACTATACAGAAGAAACTTAGTTATGAAGTCTATTATAGCAGCAATTCTGTGCTGAAAGATGCACATAAAGCCGGGATAAACATTAGAAGATACATACTTAAAATATGTTACTCTGCTATGGAACTTACTTATTATGAGACCAAGTTTCAATTTGTCAGAGAAGTATTAGAAAGTGATGAGTTCTTAAATGGTAATATCCTCGGTAGGTTTTACAAATTCAAATAAATAATTATGACAGAAGAAGATTTAATGTCAACTTTATTACAGTTGGCTGATTTAGGTGTTACCGGAATCAAAGTATATTATGAAGGTGGTGGAGATAATGGTGCTATAGAAGATGTAGTATACACTACACAAGAAAATGCAGAGTTTGATGATATAGAATATATTGATTCTTGGAATAAAGATCAAGCTTTAACTTCATTAAATTCAGATTTATGTAATACTATTGAAAATTTTGCAACAGAACATATATTAGAGGATATTGAAGACTGGTGGAATAATGAAGGAGGTTATGGAGTATTATTAATTAAAGTTCCTTCAGGAGAATATCTTATACACAATAATATAAGAAGAGTGGAGCTAGATGAATATGATCATGATGGTAATTTATTTAAGAAAACAAAATAATGGCACATCCTTGGCAACATGCAAAATCTTCTGCTAGAAAGTGGGGAGGTTTTCCAATTGATTACATAGAGATTCATAACTGGTTTGATGAAACTAAAGCTTGGATAGGACATAGTAAACATAGAATGTTCAGACACCATAGTGAGGGAATATTTGAATGTGAGAAAAAGTTTGGACCAAGTTTTGAAAATTCAGAAGGTAAAACTGTATATACAAGATATGTTGGAGAACAACATGTAAAGGAAGATTGTAACAATTACATTCCTACTGCTAAAGAATGGGTTGAAAATATAAATACACCCACAGAATGGATGATAAAAACTTTAAAAATTGAAGACTAATGGAAGATATAATACAAATAACACATGAAAGTTTATTAGAGAATAATTGGAAAGCTGATGATATAAAAAATCAGAAGTATGTACATGCTTTTTTTCCAGATTTGATATTATTTTTAACTAAGGATTATGGTATTGATAATAACTATATGATAAAGTTATTGTCAGCACCAGATCATGGAGAGAATGTACATTTAAATATAAACTGTTCAACTATTAATGATTTAAGAGGGCTTGAACATTTATTTCATAAAGTAAGTGCTGTGGGTTTAATTAAAAGACTATTAATTAATTATTAAGTTAAAGACTAATGATTTTAACAAAGGATGAAATAAGAAACATGATTAATATGCTTAGGTCTCCTGATGTAGATAATAGACATGTTGCATTTAAAGTTATAGAAGGTTTAGACCCTAAAACACATGCAGGTGAAATCATGGTATTATTTAGATATGGAGATTTTGAGTTAGAGCATTGGGAACAAGATTGTAAAAAAGCTCATACATATATTATAGATAAAATACAAAATTATTCAGGAGATTGGGTAAATCCCAAATTATCTTCAGGAGAGATTTTATCTATAATGACTCTTAATAATGCTAGTGTGCTTTCTATAGAATTATTCCTAGAATATTTCATTAAAAGCATGACTAAAATGTTAGAGCAAATGGGTTACCCAGCTGACAAATTTGAGTTAGAAATAAAACTAAAAGAAGATGGACAAAGTACAAAGTCTAAGTAAAATTAGTAAAGAGCTTATGTTGAAAGAGCCCTATTATGGGTTCTTTCTTATTATGCTCAATAAAGTATGGAGAAAAGATCTTCCTACTGCAGGTGTGAGTAAGAATGGTATCAACTTTCAGTTGGCCATTAATGAAGAGTTCTGGACAAACCTGAGTGAGATGCATCAAATGGGATTACTAAAGCATGAATTACTTCATATTGCTTTTGGTCATCTTACAAGTTTCAAGTCTTTTAGAGACAAGAGGCTGGCAAATGTAGCAATGGATATGGAAATCAATCAGTATATTAATGCAGATTGGTTACCGGAAGGAGGAATAAATATAGATGACTATGAAGATTTATATCTTGAAAGAAAAGCAGGATGTAGATATTATTATGATAAACTTAAACAACTTCAACAAGACAAGGACAAAGATGGTACTTGTGGATGTGAGAACATGGATAAGTTGCTAGATAATATTGAACAAGGTAACACACCTGATCACAGCACCTGGGAAGAGTTTGAAGAACTTAGTGAAGCTGAGCAAAAGTTAATAGAGAAACAATTACAAAAAGTTTTATCTGATGCCAAAGAACAAACTGTTAAGAAACGGGGATATATTCCAGGTGAGATAGAAGGAGTAATTGTTCTTGAAGAAATAGTACCACCTAAGTTTGATTGGAGAGGATATATTAGAAGATTTACTGGAATAAGTACAAAAGTATTTACTAAGAAAATCAGAAGAAAAGAAAACAGAAGATATGATGAAAATCCTGGTCTAAAGATTAAAATGAAACAACATATGTTGTTGGCTATTGATACTTCAGGTTCTGTAAGCAATGCTGAACTGCAAGAATTTATGGGAGAAATCCATCATATTTATAAAGCAGGAGTAGATATTACTATAATGCAATGTGATACAAGCATTAAGTCTATTGAAGCTTACAAAGGAAAACCTGAAATTAATATAGCAGGAAGAGGAGGAACAGAGTTTGATCCTGTCTTGGATTATTATAATGCTAACCAAAAGAAATATACAAGCCTGGTGTATTTTACTGATGGAGAGTGTTATACATCTGTAGTACCAAAAGGTAATGTCCTTTGGGTATTGTCAGAAAGATCAAGTATGAATGAAGAATTACCAGGAAAAGTTATTAAATTAGAACTATAAAAATTATGAGCACAGTACAATTAAATGTAGAAGAGTTAAAAGGATTTATCCGTCACATGGTTAGTAATAACCAGCATATTCAAGCTGAAGGTAAAGTACCTGTAGCAATTAACATAGAAGGAGATGCAGGTCTTGGGAAAACCTCTGCTATTATGCAGTTAGGTAAAGAGCTTGAAATGGATGTTGTAAAACTTAATCTATCTCAGATAGAAGAATTAGGTGACCTTGTTGGTTTTCCTGTAAAAGAATTTCTTGTAAAAAACCAAGAAGGTAAAGAAAGATGGATAATTGAGTCTCAAGTTCAAGGGGCTCTTAAAGCAGGTTATACTGTTGTAGATAAAAGAATGGCGCATGCTGCACCAGAGTGGATTCAAGGTAAAGGTGAAGGTGGATTTTTAGTGTTAGATGATTATACTAGGGCTGACCATAGATTCATGCAAGCAACTATGGAGATATTAGATAGACAAGAATATGTGTCTTGGAAATTACCTAAGAATTGGCATGTTATCTTAACTACTAATCCAGATAATGGTGACTATAATGTTACTAGCTTAGATGTTGCTCAAAAGACTAGATTTATTTCTGTTGAGATGAAATATGATGTTAATGTGTGGGCAAGATGGGCTGAGACAGCAGGTATAGATGGTAGATGTATCAACTTTATGTTGATGAATCCAGAACTTGTAACTCAAAGAGTTAATCCAAGATCTATTACAACATTCTTTAATGCTATTAGTTCAATTGGAAAGTTTGAAGATGAGTTACCATTAGTTCAAATGATTGGTGAAGGTTCTGTTGGAGCAGATTTTAGTTCTATGTTTACTATGTTTATCAACAATAAACTAGATAAGATAATTTCTCCGGAAGATATTTTAACCAAAGATGAGACTTATGTAATGGGAGCTCTAACAAGTGCTGTTGGTAAAGATGATGAGTTTAGAGCAGATATTTCTAGTATTATTGCAACACGGGTAATAAACTATTCACTTGTTCAAGCTGAGAAGGGAACAGTTGCACCTGCAATAATTGACAGAATAGCAAAACTTACTACTGAATGTGATGCATTTACAAATGACCTTAGATATTATATGGTCAAAGAGATTGTAAACGGGAATAAGGTGAAATTTAGTAAGCTTATGCAGAATACGAATGTGGTGAAGATGGCTATCCAGTAAAACAATGGTGGACATTTACCACCTTTAAACAAACATTATACTGATTAAAAACTAAGATGGGGGAAGGTAATACTTCCCCTAATCTTTATAAATTAAATTATGGAAAAATACGTTAAAATAGAGTTAGACGGTAATTGTACTAATACAAATATTAGTGGATTTAGTGTAGACATTATAGAAGGTCTAGACACACAGATTTCAGATTTTACAAATTCAACGGGATATATTCCTACAAAAGGAGACACAATATATTTATTGCCGGGAGTTAATATTCCAAGGATAAAACTAAAAGACCTTGCATTAAATCTTGGTATTAGAGTAGTAAGAGATCCTGAAAAAGCAACTGCATTTTTTAGTGGCAAAAGTAGTATGGGTAAACTTACTACATCTATGTGGACATATGCTGCAAATGCAAATGAAGTTCTTGAGCATGTAAAAAATATTTGCACTGATGAATTTTATATTGAAAGACTAGAAACAGCTATTACTGGTTCAGGTGCTACAACAATTTGTTCAGATTGGCAAGACATGAGAAACATTCTTTCTAATGATACTGCTATTGATTACACTAGTTCATATATATATGGCATTGAACCAGAGTATCAGGATGTTTATAATGCTATGCAAAGTAAACCTATTTATCATGAGTCAGAATTACTTACTAAAATAAATGGTGAAGATTCTACTGTAATAGATGATATAGTATATGAACAACTGAAAAATATGTTTGAAAGTACTGATCGTGATAATCATGTACTTGCTATGGAAATTATGGCTAATTCTCATTATGACAATAGCATACTCTATTTGCAGATGTTATTAAGTGATTATAGTAATATAATATCTAATTCTCATACTAGAAACCATGTAAACTTTAAGTCTCTGCTTAGTTATTTTGGATGGGCACCAAGAGATCTTGGACGTAGAAATTCTGATAATATTATAAAACAGATTGAGGAAAAAGGATTACTTACACTAGATATGATCAAAAGATTATACCAAGAATATAGTGATGATATTCATAGAAATATTGTGTATAATGATGTTTTTCAAATTAAAGAAGTTACTATTAACCCAGAATATCTTGATAAGCTTAATATAACTTCTCTAAATTTAATTAATCCAGAAGAAGACAGCACTCTTGAGGTCACAGCTACAATAGATGATACAGTTACTGATGAACTCATAGAAGCTGCAATAACTAATATTCAAAGAGCTGAACTTAAGTCAGAGTTAATAGCATTAGAAGAAGAGTTAAGTGCAGAACAAGGGAGCCCTGAAGAAGAATCAAATAACAATCAAATAGAGAAAACAAATGGAGATGACTTTGAATGGTTCTGAAGAACTAGAAAAATTCTATAAAGAAAAGTTTTACTTTAGCTATTCTAGTATAAGTAAACTTCTTTATTCTCCCGTAGCTTTCTATAATCATTATGTGCTCAACAGAAGAGAAGATAGTGTTGGCCCTCACCTGGTAGCAGGTAGGGTCATACACTGTCTCTTGTTTGAAGAGGATAAGTATGATGATTATTTTACAAGCATGCCGGGAAAACTACCAACTGATAGTCAGAAAAAAATAATTGATAATATTTTCAGGACACACTTGTCAATTGAAAATAATTCTCTATCTTTGGAAGACTACTCAGCAGATATACTTATAGAGCTACTCACAGCTAATCTCTACCAAACACTTAAGACAGATCAACAGAGACTTGATAAGATACTTACAGAGGAAAACAAACAATACTTTAATTTTCTTAAAGAAGCCCGTGATAAAACGGTAGTAGATCAACCTACTTTAGATGGCTGTAAAGTAAGTGTTGAGGTTCTTAAGTCTAATAAAGACATAAGACAATTACTACAATTTGATAGGGCTGAAACAGATGACCACATAGAGGTGTATAGTGAGTTGCCAGTGAAGGTTGACGTGGATTATCTACCATATGGTTTTAAGGGAGTAATAGATAATCTTGTTATAGATAGAGAATCTAAAACAATATTTATCAATGACCTTAAGACTACAGGTAAATCTCTTTTAGAGTTTCCTGAATCAGTGCAGTATTATAAATATTGGATTCAGGCAGTAGTATATGAGAAACTTGTTTTTCATAAATTTCTAAAAGATTTACCAGATTTGGCTGAGTGGACGTTGTACTTTACATTTATTGTAATAGACAAATACAACCAAGCTTATCCTTTTCAAGTCTCAAGAGAGACAATGGCCATATGGCAACAAGACTTTGATGATGTAGGTGATATGGTTAAATATCATTATGAAAACAAAGACTTTACACTGCCATATGATTTAGTGTTTGGTAATGTAAAATTGTAGATTTATGGTAATTAATACACTGTACGGTAAATATTTTCAAAAGTCCAAGATATTCTTATATCCGCTCTTGGGCATTAAAAGGGGGACAAGTGTTATTCCAGATGAAACTTATGTTAGTTGGAATGAAAAATATTCTCCCGAGGATATGAAATTAGTGTGTGTATATAAAACAAGAACAGACTCAGAGTATACAACTTTTGAGACTAATGTTTTATTAAAACATACAAGATTATATGATTACGTAAAAGTAAATGAAACCACCAGTGTATTTATATTTGATTTTTCAGATCACCAAGAAAATTGGCAAATGTTTTTTGAAGGAAGATTCAGTAAATTTGACAATAAAATTAAAATCAAAATCCTAGATTTCTTTGAGAAAAATAGTGGGAACTATGTCTATGTGCATAGCTTTTTATATCCAAATAAATGGTATGAAAGATATGCAGAGCTGTTAGGTGTAAAACCAGATTTGCTAAAAGATGTAGTGGAATTGTGTGATAAACCAGATTTTGATAAAGAAAATTTATTAATTCAGGTTGCAGATTTGGAAAATATAAGAATTCTAGATTAATTTGTATTAAATTTATAAAAAAACCAACAATGAGTGAAAAATCAATGATGCTAGTTCAATCTAGCTGGCAAGAAAGCCAAACCTTTAGAATGATTCCTATTACAGAATCATGCCCTTATGTAGAGTGTATTTTTGATCCCGGGACAAAAGTATTTGTTATTATCTCTAAAACTACTAAGCATACTTTACATATGCTTCCTAAGTTAGATGAGTATGGGCAAGTAATCACGGGAGCTAAAGGCACCAAACAAGACAGACATAAGATTGAAGTCTTCCAAGAGTTTTATATTGAAGATGTAACAGCTATCACAGAGATAGTAGAGCACTTTGCTATTAACGCCAAGAAGTTTGACTACAAGTCTTTTATGACTGACTCTGAAAAACAAAAGTAATTTAGGTCACTATGGGGTGGCTTAGGTTGCCCCATGTGATATTATACGGGGAAACAGCTTAACTGAATTTATTATGAGACAACACTATGTAATGGATTTTGAAACCTTAAGCAACTGCTTTATTGCATGCTTTGAAGGAGTAAAATCTGAAGACCAAGAAATCTTTACTATTCATGAAAGTAAAAATGATATTCTAGAACTGGTTACATTTCTAGAAAGAAACATTGCTTATGATGAGTGGCATGTAAGTTTCAATGGTCTTGGCTTTGATAGCCAAATCACCGAGCACATTTTAAGAAATAAAGAGCAGTTATTAGAACAGTCTGGCAATACTATTGCTAGATTTTTATATAATAAAGCTCAAGATGTAATTAACAGAAGTAACAATGGAGAGTTTCAGGAGTATTCTCCTAGAGATTTAAGCATCAGACAACTAGATGTTTTTAAACTAAACCATTGGGACAACAATGCTAAGAGATCAAGTTTAAAGTGGATTCAGTTTACTATGGACTGGCATAACATTATTGACATGCCTATTCATCACACTACTGAAGTTACAGCAGAACAAATACCTGAGATAATCAGATATTGTATTAATGATGTTAAATCTACTAAGAAAATAATGCATCTCTGTAAAGATCAGATAGACTTGCGTAGACAATTGACAGATGAATATGGGATAGATTTATATTCTGCATCTGAACCAAGAATATCTAAAGAATTATTTTTACATTTTTTAACAAAACAGACGGGGATAAGAAAGTTTGAGTTGCGGAAAATGAGAACTATCAGAACTAAAATAACTGTTAAAGACATTATACTACCTTATATAGAGTTTAAAACAGCTACCTTTCAGAATCTTCTGAAAAAGTTTCAGGATGTAGTATTATATCCAGGAGAAACAAAAGGTGGTTTTAAATATTCTGTACAGTATAAAGGTGTCAAAACAGATTATGGTCTTGGTGGTATTCATGGAGCTAGAGCTACTAAAGTATATTCATCTAATGAAGATATGATAATAATGACGTCTGACGTTACTAGTTTCTATCCTAATCTTGCTATTAGAAATAAATGGGCCCCGGCACATTTGCCTGAACAAGAGTTTTGTAATCTGTATGAATGGTTCTTTGAAGAAAGAAAAAAGATCCCGAAGAAAGATCCTAAGAACTATGTATATAAGATTATACTAAATTCAACTTATGGGCTCAGCAATGATGAGAATAGTTTCTTGTATGACCCAGAGTTTACTATGAGAATTACCATCAATGGTCAACTTAGTCTTACTATGTTGTATGAGATGATCTGTGAGGAAATACCAAATGCTTTGCCACTTATGCAAAACACAGATGGTTTAGAGACTATGATCCCTAGACAGTATGTAGATAAGTATATGGAGATTTGTAAAAGATGGGAGAAGATTACTAATCTACAACTAGAACATGATAAATATTCCAAGGTTATTTTAGGTGATGTAAATAATTACATTGCTATAACAGAAGAAGGTAAGTCTAAATGCAAGGGTAGGTTTGAGTTTGCTAATCTAGCAATGCATAAAAACAAAAGTTTCTTAGTTGTTCCTAAAGCTATCCATGCATATTTTGTAGATGGAATTAAACCCGAGGATTATATTAAATCTAACACAGATATATTTGACTTCTGTGGTGGTGTAAAAATCAAAGGAGACTGGAACTTTTATCAACATAAAATTGTTGACGGGGAATATTTAATTGAAAAACTACAGCATACTATCAGGTATTTTATATCTAATACAGGTACAAAGGTTATTAAGAAAAATAATACTGATAACCGGGAAATACAAATAGAAGCAGGTAGATGGTTACAAACTTTATTAATTAACTATAAAGAAAAGCCATTTACTGAATATGATATTAATTATGATTATTATTTGGACAAGATCAATAAAGAAATAAGAGATCTTGAGCCTATTGTTACACAATATAAATTATTTTAAAATGCCAAAGAAAATTGCCGAATGTACAAAAGCACACTTAGTTAGTGTGGATTTACCAAATCATGGTGCTACTTACACTGTAATTAGTCACCAATCAGTAATTGATTATGTATATACTGAGCTTGCTGCTGCAGGTTTTGGTGTTGTCAGTGAAGAGTACAGATGTACTGCTGATGGACAAATTGCTCACGGAATTTATAAATTAAATTTTAATAATGACCCTGAGCTATCTATGATGTTTGCATGGACAAACAGTTATAACAAACAAGTAAGATTTAAGTGTGGTGTGGGTGCCTATATTAATCTGACAGGAACATCTATGGTATGTGGAGACATGGGAAGTTGGGCTCGTAAACATACTGGAACTGCAGATGAAGAGACAATTAAAACCATACAAGATCAAATAGCTAATGCTAACATGTATTATAACCAACTTTGTGCAGACAAAGACTCTATGAAAGATATCACATTAAACAAGAGAAAACAAGCTCAGTTATTGGGTATCTTGTTTGCTGAGTATCAGATTCTTACTACAGAGCAAGCTAGTATTATAAGACAACAAATGGACAGACCAAGTCATGTATATGACGACAGTAATAGTTTGTGGGCATTTTATAATTATGTTACAATTGCTTTACAGCATTCACATCCTAAAACTTGGATGGAAGATCAACGTGTCTTGCATTATTTTATATCAACTGTTAATAACTTTCAACAGTGCACTGCACCTGCACAGGTAATTACGCCTATTCCTGTAGTTGTTGAAGCTGAGGAAGATGTAATTGATCCTAATCAAACAAATTTACTAGATCTAATTGCTATTGCAGAAGCAGAAGAAGCTCAGTCAGATATAGTTGTTACTTATACTGATCCGATTGGAAATACTTTTGAAGCTCCTGTTGTAGATAGTGTAGATCCTGAAGATGAAGAAGAAGATCTTAATGATTGGATGGATCTTCCATTAGAAGGATCAGAGACAGAAGAAAGTTTCCCAGGATATGAGGCTGATGAGAATCAAGAGTATACAGGTGAAAATGCATCTCACATGAGTCTAGAAGTATCTCCTGAAGAAAGAGATGCTGTTGAATTAGAGTTAATTAAGTCAGATGAAAAAGATGCATCAGAAGATGCTAACTTAGATGACCTAATATTTGATATTGAAGAAGATGATGATGATGATTCATCAGACTTTTTCTAAAGATCCCAAAAGGGGTAATAAATAACAACAAAGATGGGGGAATGGCTTAGGCTGTTCCCCTATTTTTTTTAACTTTATATTATAAATCTTATGAAAAATAAAAAAATGAAAATTGAATTCAATGGCCAAGAATTATATATCAACTTTGTATCAGAAAATAATGGCTATGTTCTTGTAAGCAAGGATAAAGAAGGTACACTTGGTAAGTTTAAACTTAATACAAGTGAACTTGTAGGAGTTGATATAAGTAAATTTAAAAAAGTTAAAAAAGGGAAGAAATAATCTTCCCTTTTATTTTTAATCAGCATTTTCAAATGCTTGGTATTTTTTAATAGACCAAATACCACCTTCTTCTATTTCATTTTTACCTTTAATACCATAAGTTGAAAAAAGATGGTTCCAAAGCTTTAATGACCCTTTCTTTTGCCAAGAATAAGACCCCACATCTTGACTATATCTAGCTTCATTATCATCACCTTCTGCCATATTCTTAAGATCTTGTGCAATTTTACCATATAACACTACTGTATTATCTAGTGCAATTGTTGTTGTTTTAAAATATTTTGTTCCTTGTGTATAAATAGCTAAAGGAGAAAAAGCTTCATTTTCCATTTTAGTCATCAGTAAAAGATAAAGGAGATGATTTTCAAGTTGTCCTTGTGTTGTTGTACCTCTTGCTTTTAATTTGTCCCACTTGTCCTCATCATCCGGGTCAAAACCAAAATACCATGAACCAATTATCATTGCTATTAAAAAATAACCAATATTTTCTATAATCATTTTTCTTGTAGCTATTTTTTCATCTTCAGTCATTATTGCCAAATCTTTACCAACAGATCTTATAAGTCTCCAAACATTTTGTAAAGTATTGGTATAATAACCTTTATCTAAAGCATTAGTATCCCAGTTATAAACATAACCACCTCTATTACCTTTAGTTGTATCTATTTGATATTTGTCAAGAAATATTCCTGTAGCAAATCTTTTATAAAAAGTGAATGCTCGATAAACTAAATATTTTTCAGCCTGTGGTGTATCAAATACATCCATTAAACCTGTTGTCTTTTTTTGTATACCTTGTTGTAAGAATTTCATATTTATAAATTCTTCCATATTACCTACAGTAATTTTATCTCCAGGTTCAAGTTTTGACATATCTGTTATACCACTTCTTTGTTTAACTTGTTCAGCAGTTATATTATATCTTTTACCAATACTTTCAAAAGTATCTCCAAATTTATATTCATGATCCACTTTTTTATAATCATATGCTGGATCAATACCATCTTTTAATTTTAAAATCCCCTTATCATCTGTTTCCCATGCATCTGCATAAGTAATATCTTCTGATGAACCTGCTTGAGGAATATATTTATTATACATTATACCCCAGAACATTTCCATGGCTGCTTCAAGTTCCATAGTTCTTCTAAAGTCATAAGCATAAGTTAAATCTGCTAAGTCTTTTAATTTTGATCTTGAAGATGATTTACCAAAGTTTTTACCAAACATTGCTGTTGGGTCCATTCTTTCTATTAACTGTATATCAGCTGATTTAATTCCTTGTTCATAAATATCTTTAAAAACCCAGTACATTGCAGATTGCTTAGCTTTTGCATATCCCTTAGCTAATGACAGTGGTGTAACATTTTTACCACCTGATGCATATATGGCATTTTGATAAAGCATCCCCCAACGGTTTTTAATAGCTGACTGTGGGTCAAATGCAATGAATGCTCTTGATGATCTTCTAAATAATCCTTGAACAATTTTAGTTATTGTTGGATGTTCATCAGAAAAGTCTCCAGCAATTTTACCATAAAAGATTTTTTCAACCATATGGTTAATTACATCACGTCTTCTATTTCCTTCTTTTTTAATGAATTCTTTTTTACCAGTTCTACGATATTCTTCTCTATCAACTCTATTTAGATCTTTTACACCATTTTTATCAAGAACACTTTCTAAAGCTTTAGCAATTGGTTCATTTTCCAGTAGTACTTTTTGTTCTTCTAATGACAAAAGATAGTCATACATACCTCTCAATACATCTTTAGAAACACGTTTTTGTTCTAAATTATATAAACCCCTTATTTTAACTCTATTAACTGGCCTTCCTTCTAAATCTGTAGTTACTAAATTATAATTAAGATCATGGTTAAATCCAAACTCTGCATCATCTATATCTCTACCAAACCATGTTTTCCATAGACCTTTAAATCCACCAATTTTTTCTACTATGTTTTCTTTAGTTTCCCCAGTCATTAGATATTCTAAATTGCCTCTTTTTCTAAATCTTGGCATTTCTAAATATAACCTACTTGAAACAGGTTTATTTTTTTGAATTTGTAACATAGATTCAGTTATTGCATTTAATAGCTGAAACTCTGGGCCACCATTCTTTTTTATTTCTTCATATTCTTCATTTTGATATTTTTTATCAAATGCTGAATCTGAATTACCAACTATGTATTCTTTTGGTAAAAAGTTCCCTCTGTTATCTATAATAGTTCCTACATAATTATCCCAATTTTCTCCTTTTGGCATGGTTAGAAACTCATTCTTTATTTTACTTTTAGTATATTTTCCTGTTGGTCTTCCTGGAATTTGTATTTCTTCTTTTGTTAATGGATCAATCATAGATGTTGAAAAGAAATGATCAGAATTATTTGGAACTTTCATACTCCAAGCAGCTGTTCTAAAATTTTTAACAACTTTCTGATTTAAATCCAAATCAAATACTTCTTTTTGGTAATGATTTCTACCAAACCATTTTGCAAATTCTGGATTTTCTAATGCTTTAGTTAAGTCATCTGAATTAATCCACTTATCTGCATTATCCATATCAATTTCTGGAAGTTCTAAATTCCTTATTGCATAATTAAATGCTTCTAAATAATAATCTGTAGGTATTTTACTTTCAAGTTCTCTTAGTTCAGCAAATCTAGCTTTAAGTGCCGCTAGTTCCGTTGAATTTAATCCCATTTCATTTTTAACAGAAAGTATTTCTAGATAATCTTTTTTTTCTTCTTCAGTTAATTTAGTTCCAGATGCTGCCTTTGCAATATAAGAATCATATCTAGCTGTTTGATCCTTTGTTAATCCTGTTTTTCTGTTAAATTGTTCTTCTAATATTACTATTTCATCTTCTATTTTCTTTAAAAGATTAATTTGTTCGGGAGAAAGATTTAAACCATTTGGTTGTCCATTTGCATCTGATGTAGATACTGATAAATTATATCTAGTTTTATATAACTCAGCTAAATCTAAAGCTACCTGAGATTTTTTGTTAGCAACTTTTTCTGTAATTTGTCTAATCTCATTTAGTATTCTTTTTCTTTCAGAATAAAACTTAGATGTATAAGCTGTTTTAAAATTAGCCCGTATGAACTTATCAATCTGTTTTTGATATTCATTTTTAGTTTCTCCTTCTTTAGGCTCTGCTTCTGGGTCTATTCCTTTGGCCAATAATCTATTATGAAAATTGTCAAGATCTTTTTGTACTCTATCACTATCCACATCATAATCATACATGTTTCTAGATAGCTCCCGGTGTTTTTTTCTTAATAACACTCTTTGAAGTTCTTCACCTTGTTTTGGTTTACCGTCTAAGGAATATATATCAAATAACCTATTATATTCTAATCTGGCCTGTTCCTCTGAGTCATTAAAATCATATAAGTCCTCTAAGTCTAAGAAATTAACATTCTTTAATGTATTCATTTTAGAAAGTTGATTCTGTCTTTCTACATATGCATCAAATGCTACACTAGGAGATACAGTTATTTCTTCTCCTGTAAAAGGATCAGTTACTGTAGATCCGGTATTCCAAATTTTTTGTATATCATAAAAAGCTTTTGTATATTTTCTATGCATATATTTTTCTTCAAAGTCTTGAATTGCTTGATAAGCATCTTTCATACCTTGTTTATCATTGTTATGTCTTGCAACTGCAAAATCATTTTGAAGTTTTGCTAAATCATATTTATAATTTTTAAACTTATTTTTGAATGTCCAAACTTCTTTTTCTTGAAAATCTCCATTATTATCTACATAACCAACTTTATCTAAAAATAATAGCATATCACCAAGTTGATCTACTTTATGTGGTTGATAACCTACTGCATTTAATAATGGTAGTAATTTATATGTTATTTCATCTGCTTGATCTTGTGCTGATTGTTGAGCTTCAAATATTTTAGTTTTTATAAATCTTGTAAAGGAACCAGAAATTGGATCATCCATATTTGCATATGGAGTTATAAATCCTGTAAAAAATGAAATATCTCCTCTCTGCCCTTTTAAATATTCTTCAATTTGCTGTTTACCCAATCTTTTAAACATATACTCATTTACAGCCTTAACAACCAGTTTTGCTCTTCTTGAACTTACTCCAGTTAAACCAAGATCTTTTAATGTATATGTTTCCCTATCTTTTGTATCAATTACATTATTTATAAATTTATCTATTTCTACATCAGAATATCCCTCTGCCTTTAAGATTATACCAACCCTTTCTTTTAAATTTTTTTCAACACTGCCTTTCATTAATTCAGTCTCATCTGTAAAGAAATCAGATATAAACTTAAATTCAATTTCTTCTATTTTTTTATTAGCTTTTTCAATTGAATTTTGAATTGAGTTAAGAGTACTAAAAAATAAAGTTTCTTTATCTAATCCTATATCTTTTAAGTTATCTATTAAATCTTTTTGATTTTGTAATGAAGTTTTATAATAAACAACTCTTGATATATTTTCATTTGTTTGTGATTCTACTTTTGATAAATCATCAAGAATTTTTTCAATACTTTCAGTAAATATTTTTATTTCATTTAATGAGTTTATTAAAGCAAGGGCTCTAAGTCTTGTTTCTTTTTCTATATCTTCTACAGCTCTGATAACATTTTCTGGATCAATATCTTCTGCTCTTACATTAACTGTTTGATATTTTGAAAGCTCTTCCCGAATATAATTTAAAATTTTTGTACCACCACTTTTAACTAATAAATCTTTTACTTTAAATGGCACTTGCTTTAAACTATTAAGCTGCCGCATGTTATTGTCATAGATTCTATTAATCTCTTCTTGCAATTTTTCAACCGGTAATTCTTTAAGTTCTGCAATTCTTCTAGAAATATTATTTTCTAGTTTTTTAAACTCTGCAGAATCAGTATCTAAAATATCAACTGTTTCTATCTCAAACTCCTCATTAGCAAGCATATTTGCTAATTGATCTAAAGTGGTACTTTGACTTAATTTATTTAAATTAATCTTTGCGGCTGCTTGCGGGCTAAACACTTTTCTAATAATTTTCTTGATAGCAAACATTAGTTTGTCTAAGAATTTTTTAAATTTAGAAGATGGAGCTGTACCTTTTCTTTCAATAGAAGTAACTAATGCTTCCCGCATAAATGCTTTTGTGCTTTTTTGAAGTCTTGGATATACCCTTTCTATATATGCTATAACATCTAGACCCTCTGGTGTCATACTTAATTCAGTATATAACTTATCAAATAGCTCAGGATTCTCTTGCTCAATTCCCTTTATTAAAGGATGTGCAAATTCATGTAGTACATTATCAAGTGATAGATTACCTTCTACAAAGTATACTTTATTACCAAAGAAAAATGCTGGTTCTCCGGCATATTCTGTTGGAGTATTTTTTAATAATATTTCAGCAGCTTCAGGAGTTACTAACTCCCATTCTACATTCATAGCTTCAGATAATTTATCTGCAAGTTTTGTAGCAACCTCAATAGCTTTTTCTTTTTTAACATCAAAATTATCTGCAGTAGCTTCTTCTACAGCTGCCATTTTAGTTACAATGTCTGCTTGTCTTCTGAACTCTGCTTCTGTAATATTTGGATCTACACCCAATTGTCCTTCAGAATTTCTTCCAAATAAGTAGTCATCGCTATAATCTACACCTGCTCTTTTAGCATCCTCCTCTTGTATCTTTCTAGCTTCTTGTTCATATAATAATTCTTCAGGAGTTTTCTCTCTGAATTCTGGTTTTATATATGCTCCTGTTTTAATTAGATTTTCTAATTCTGATACAGGTTTATTTGATTGACCAGCATCTACAATTCTAGATTTTGCTCTATCTATTTTGCCATCAATATCTAATTTACCTTTAACTTTTCTAAGACCCCAAGTATTTAAATCTGCTTGCCCTATTTGCTCTAAGTTATATAAAGAATATACTACTGAAATTTTATTACTAAAATTATAGTTGTTTTTTCTAGAAACGGCACTCTTTAAACTAATCATTTGGCTTCCACTAATTTCTTTGGGAAAGCTTTTACCAATTTCTTGTTTCACTTTAGATATAGGTACTAAACCTAATGCCTCTTTAACATTTTTATTTTTAATGAAATCATCATATATAGGTGTTTCACTATTAAAAAATTCCTGGATAAGATTAGAGACTTTAACCTCTCCAAAATCTTTTACCATTTTTTGTACATTAGGATCACCAAAGTTTAAACAGAATGACATAATATTTATCTTTTACATTTCATATAATAATCTAGAGCATCTAAGATATCTAAATCTGGATTTTTAGTTGCTTCATTTGTGAACCAATTTTTAAATTCTAGTTCATTTAAAGTATCAATTTTTTCTTGTCTTTCTTGTGTTGTTTCAGTTTCTATTTCCTGACTTTCCATTTCTTCATTATAGGTAACTTCATTTAAGTTTGTTCTATTTAAGAAACTATCAGTTAATACTTGTAACACTTGTTTATTAGACAATAGATTTAAGATAAAGTTAGTAAACTTTTTCCACCAATTATAGGCATTTCCTTTTTGTTTTACAACTTGTTCTCCAATTGCTTGTACTAATGCTTCTTCACTACCAAATCTTTTAATGCCTTCTTGAACAATAGGAGTATTTCTAAACCAAGCAATATAATGGTGAGCATACTCATGTGGTAATGTATCTTGTCTTTGATTTACAGCATCAATTAATACTGTCATAGCTTTAATATTAGCTTGACCTATAATTTTATCTGCTTCATTTTTTTGCAACAATACATTTTGTAAATCTCTAGCTTGGTTAATTATTACCTCATTCCAAGTATTACCATACTCATCTGTAACTTGTGTAGGTGTATAACCTTGTTTTTTAAGAACATTAGCCACTACATTTTCATAGAAATTATAAATAGGTTTTAAAGCACCAAAACCTTCTGGACCTTCTATTCTTTCAAGTTCTTGTTTAAGTTGATTTATTTCATTTAAGTTTAAATTCTTTTCTCTAAGTTCATAGGTTAATTCACTACTAGAATCCAATTCTTGTATTTCTTTGTTATTTCTATTAATTGCGATTAAAGCTTCTTCTTTTGTAGGAAAAGAATCTAAAATACCGCTATCAGATTTATCTAAAATTAATGCAAGGTGATAAATATTTTCATCTTTTTCAAGTTCTTTAATCCTATCTTCTTTTTGCTTCTTAAACTCTTCTAAAGTAGTATGACCTTCAACTTTACTAGCAGTATTACCACTTGGAAATAAAACTTTCTCATATCCTTTCTTAGCACTATCTTGAATAATAGATTTAACAAAGAATGTTACCCAGTTATTGTCTTTGTTGAGGAGTTGAAGAAATTGGTTTTCAGAACTATCAATTATTTGAGTACCTAAAACAGTTTGTTTACCTTCTTTTTCATATAGAAAATATTTATCTCTACCTTTCTGAAACAAATCAGATTGTACTTCTAGTATTCTACGAGTTTTAGTATTATCTGTATAAGAAGGATTACTACTAATAAATTCTTGCTTAGCTTTTTCAAATTCTTCTTTTGAAATTTCTACTCCTTCATTATTACCAACTATTTTACCATAGTATTCTCTACCATACATGTTGATGCTACCTTGAGCATACCAAGTATCTCCTATTTCAAACTCATTAAATTGCTTTAAACTATTAGTCCTTTCATCACTCCTAAACCAACCTATACCTTTATCTGTAGCAAACTGAGCATGCCCTTTAATATTAGGAACAACACCCGGTGTTGTTACTTCTTGTTCAGTATAGTTAGTTCCACCTGGAACTGTTAGATTAGAGTAATATTGAGTGTTTTCTCCTTCTGAACCTACAATAAAAGATTCTCTTTGTTCTAAACCCGAATCCCCCCAACTATCATCTTCAAATCTTGTACCTGTTATTTTCCATTGTTTATTATCAATAGTAATATAATCTCCAATTTTTTTATTAGGATATTTATCAACCCAAACATTGCCGAAAGCATCCTCAATTTTATCTTTAGAAGTATTAATCTCAATAGTATAGTTATAAGTAGAAGCAATAGCATATGCAAGTTGAGCGTTAAAAGGTATACCCTCAAAGTATGGCATTGTTTCTATTACTCTTTCTATAAGTCCTTTTTGATTTTTAGGTATCTGAAGTTCTGTTAAGATTTTATCCAGTGTCCATTTATTTTTAATACCCTTAGCAAATACTTGATCAGCTTTTGGTGTAAGTAAAATATCAACTGTTTTAATCCTATAGTTTACTTGATTATTATATTGCTCTTGATTAAGTACATTATCACCTTGCTCCCAAACTGGAGTATTGCTAATGTTTAATTTAATCTCAGGATATAGTTTTTCAAGTTTATCTTGTATTTTTTTAGCAAGTACTTTATCAAACTTTTGATTTGGATTTATAGTACGTTGGTTAAATAAATCTAATTGATCACCTGGTTTTTGTTCTTGAGTAAAATTAAAACCAATTCCTTCTAATAATTTTCTATTCCTTTCTTTTGATATATGAAAAGTTAAATCATTGCTTAGTAATTTCGCTATATCACGTTTAGTAGAAATTCCTCCTCTAATTGGTATTAGTAATTTAGACTTATTATCAATGATGACCCATTCTGAATCATCTTTAAATGTAAATAAATCTACATTAGGTTGACCTTTTATAATTAATCCATAACCTTTTACTGATTCAAGGTCTCCCTGTCTTTCAAATGTTTCTAATCTATTTGATTTAAAAGTTATATCTTCTGGTTTAATTTCAGTTATAACAGTAGGAGCTGTAGTAGGTTGAGTAGATAAGTAAGCATCGTTAAGAGCTTCAATAAACCAATTTTTTCCTCCTGTTTCCCATACGGTATTTGCATTAGTAGGTTGATGAGTAGATGATAAAACCCAAGTAGAACCACCTTGTTTAGTTATTTCTGAAACTAATCTTGAATGCTGTTGTAACTTGGCTTTTATTAAATCTACCATTAATTTATAGTTCTTACTATTTTCTTTAGTAGGTTTTGTTATAGACTCAGATTTATCTTTTAATGCTTGATATGCAGCTTCAACATCTTTATAAGTTTTACCATTAAATTCTATTGGATAAGATTGGGTGAGATTACCTTTAGATTTAGCTAACTCTGTAGGATTAGTAAGGGCAGCTGCAAGACCTTTAGCATTAGAACTAATTTCTACTCCAGTACTTATAGGAGCTTGAGTAGTTCTAGATTTACTCCATGTTCCTATTTTTACACCATCAATTGTAATCTCAGAATAGTTATAACCTTTGGCTTCAAGATTTTGAAACAATCTTTTTTCTCCGGTGTTGTAAGTATTTTTAGAATCAAAAGTATAAGCTTTATTATCTACAAGAATAGTTGCTTCAGCTTCTATAGCTTTAATTGCTTCTTTGATTGTTTTATCTTGTTCTCTTTTGGTAATTGCTGCATCACCTCTTAGTCCAGGAACAGATACAAAGATTACATCTGTACTGCTATATTTTCCAGTATTTGCTAAATTACCAACTTGCTCTCTGTATATTTGTGTGCTACTGCGTTTACCATCTTTACCAACTATACCTTCTCCAAAACCAATAAACTGTGTAGAGATACTAGATTTTACAACAGCTTTAGCATCTTTTACTCCTGATTGTGGAATAACTGTAAATCTGTTTTTCTTTTCAAATGTTGGAATAGTAGATGCAAATGCAGCTGACACAAAGTTTTTAAAGATTCTATTTTTAGGATTCATACTTATACTAAATACTCTATCCATGTATAGTTGTTTATTCTCAAAACTTTGATTATTAAAATCTACTGCGGCATTATTCATGATTGTAACATAATCCTCAAATGGCAAGATTTCATTAAAGCCAAATCTACTGTATCCCACTCCATTTTGGTATATGGCCATAAGTGGGAGTACACGGAACATGTCACTGATATATTTATTCTGTACTGGGTCATCTACCTTAGAAACATTAGGATCAGCTAGAGCAACAATATTTTGATAATATTGCTCAGCTATATTTCCTTTGCTTAATAATCTAGAGTTATTTAAAGTAAGAATCTTTTGACCATCCTTAACTTCTGGAATAGATAACTGTGATAATAAACTATATTTATCTTTTAGTTCAGGATGTTGATTTATAATATCAAAAATATCTTCTGCAAATGAATATCCTGTATTTTGGAAGAACACATCTTTTGTAAAGTATTTAGCTAAAAGATCTGACGGAATATTTAATAAGTCTTTTTCAGATTGCACATAACCCATCATATAGTTTTGGAACACAGAATTAACCATGTTATTTTTTATCTCTGAAATAAATTTTTCAGTATCACCAAATCTTTTTGTTATCTGAAAACTATTGTTCTTTATTAGGCCAATAATAATATTACTTATATCTTTTGAATTTCTTAATGGAAATACTGGTTCAACTAAATCTTGAACAATTTGATTATCAAAAAATGTAGATAAAATAGATTCCTTTCTTAAAGCGTTTACTATTTTACTTTCTACCCTTGAATCATTTTCAATTTCATCAAGTAGTACATTTCTATTTAATACTTGCTGTAAAGTTTTAGATATTGAAGTATCTGGATTAGATAATCTCATTAGCTCTTGATATCCAGAGAATTGTTTTTCTAACTCCATTACATGTAATAATGTAGCAATTTGCTGATCTTTGCGTGCAGGATTATTTGGATCTTCTAATATAGCATCTAGTAATTTAAGATCAAATACTCCTTCTTTGTTTAATATATTTCCTTTCTTTATAAATGCATCTAATGAAGCTTGATCTGCATTACCCTTTACAAATCTCATTGGTTTATCAACACCAAATCTTGAGAGTACTCTAGCTGCTGCAATTTCTTTATCTGGAATTTTTATCTCTATTGGTTCACCGTAATAATTTACAGTTAATTGAGTTTTTGGTATACCGCTATTATCAGTAATAAGATCTGAATAAGAACTTTTTAAAAGTCTTTGTTCTTTTGCATACTCTCTAACTAATGGTTGTGATAGAAACTTAATGGCATGTTCTCTTGGAACTCCGGATTTAAGTAGCATAGCCATTAAACCAATTAGCTCTTCATTACCTTGAATAAAAAATATCCAAGCATCTTTTTCAACATCTACTGAACCATTCATTAATTGTGAATATAGTTCTGAGATTAAATCTCCATCCACTGTAGTAGTTTCTGATAGTGATATTCTACCATCCTTTGTTTTATTAACCGGTAAAAATATTCTAGATTTTCTTTCTTTTGATTTTTTATACCTATATGTTTTAGGCATTGATGCACCCAAACTATTTAGAACAGGGTGTAGAGCATTATAAATAGCCACAATACCCAATACTTTTTTACCAATCATGTTTGCCTCATGTTTGTGCAAATTATATAGTGGTTCTAATACTCTAGTAGGGCTGATAGCTTTTTCACCTTTTTCATTTAATCTTGTTTCTTCACCATGATAATTATCAAATCTATTATAGTCTGTTACCTTATCTGCTATTTTATCTGCTATAGCATCTTTTAATAAGTAAGTGGCATTTGGTCTTACCAGTGATGCATAATTTTCTGGTAAACTGAGTATGTTAGATATGCTAGTAATTAGTTTATTCTCTAAAGCTGCCTTTTGAGTGCTTAGTAATCTAGCATTCATTTGTTTTCCTTCTTCTGTATCTTTATTTTGGTTAAGAAGATTTTGAAGTCTTTCATTAGATATTGCTGATTCTACAAACTTTCCAGATTTATCCAATGATGGCATAAATGTAGTAAGTTTATCAACGTCAAAGTCAGCTCCTGACTTAGCAACTATTTCTGATGGTGGTATAATAATTGGACCAGCAGCCTCATCTAAGAACTCATATACTTCCATGTATTCCATAGAGTTAAGACCTTGCACAGGAATCCTAACAGCAATCATAGTAATTGCTTTTCTGTTAGCTCCATCATTTGCATTTAACCATTCATCATCTTTGATAGCCTGATTCAGTCTTTCTCTTGTACCAATTTTTTCTCCTTTGTAATCTAAGTTTAAAAGATTAACAAAGTCTCCTTGAAGAGCAATAGCAACTTTCATTGCTGATGTTCTATCCTTATTATAGTTATAGAAAGGTAAGTTATTAGTTCCCATGAACTTTCTTACTTGCTCTATATCAGCTTTATCAAATTGAATTTGGTTATCCCAAATACCATTTGTCATTGCACTAGAAACTTGTACTAATGCTTCACCTTTAATTTTTTGTCTTACTAATCTTTTTTCAATTAATGAAACAATAATTTTTTCAATCTCATCTGCTCTTAAATGGAAAGATAAATCTGTTTTCAAAGAATTATCTGGATTCATATTAACAAACTCAATATGGTGTTCTGGAATATTCTTTCTACCCAATTCTCTTTGAACAAGTTCTAAGAAGTTTTTAAAGTTTCCAATGTATTTACCATCTTCAAATGTATAGCCTATCTCATTAAGTAATTCCATTTTTAAGAACTCACCGTAGGCATCTACTGCATCTTCATAGTCTTTAATTAAAACTTGATTTTTAACAGTTAATTCACCATTTCTATATAGGTTAGATAAGATAAGTTTTCTTAACTGAGTAGCAAATACTGTTTTGTTTTTATAAGACACAGGAACTTTAGTTACATCCTTAAGATATTCTAAATAAACTTTATTTGGTGTGAACTTAATATTTGTCTTTAATGATTTTTGATCTTTGTCATCATAAATTTTATCAGCAACTGCTTCTCCTTTTTCATTAACTTGAGAGGTTACACTACCAACTTTAGAACCTGTTGGAAAAGTTACATACTGAATGTTATTCTTAATCATCTGTTTATGTAAAGATTCTAAATCAGAATTCTTTATCATTGGTGGAATAAGGGGAGCTAATGCAAACTTATGCATTGCCATTACGGGTAGTGCCGTATTAGCTAAATGTCCAAAGTTTTGAACTTTATATACAGGAAAGAATTCAATAATGTCAGAATATTTAACAGGTTGTTTATTTATTATTTTTTTAAATAACTCTTCCTGTAAATCACTCCATTGATCAGATGCCATTTTAAGATTTCTATATGCATCAATTGTAATCCAACCTTGACCATCCGCTTCTTCCATTTTTGCATAAGGCTTAAGATCCTGAGCCACACGCATCTCTACTTCCTCTGATAATTTATCAGCTGGAACTTTTCCTTTAAGTCTTTCAGTATAATCTTTTCTAAGTTCTCTTTCAATTATTGGAGAATAAACAGATTCTCTTTTAATATCTTGAATAATAGCAGAATTATAAGTTCCTGTATATGCTAAAGTTTCTAATCCTTCAGCTTGTGCATAAGATAATTTACCATTTAATTCAGTTAGATAACGTCTTATTGATTGGTCTGTTCTTATCTTTAATCCACCAGAAGTTGCACCTGAGTTTCTCTTATGCATTTCTTCTTTTTCATGGTTGTATTGTACAATATCACCATAGAATAAAGTAGCAGTTTCAAAGTTTTGTACCCAAGAGTTTACTGCATATGCAGACATTAAAACTTCTTCAACTTTCTCTTGATCAAGATTAAATACAGAAAGCTTATCTAAAAGATCTGGGCTTAAATACTTAGCTTCATTATAATAGTTTTGCAAATCTTTAGTCTGATCAGTAAAATATTTAGTAATTTCTTCTAAGATTTCCTTATATAATTTAGGATTAGTTTTTATATAATCTTCAAATCTAATATTAGGATCTGTTACTGCCTCTAAGATTTTTGCTTTTGTGTCTTTAGTTAAAACATTATCAAATGCAGTAAAGTTTTCACCGGCCATAGTGCCATCCGCAAGAACTCTGTTGTATCCTTTATATGTTTTAAATAATTCTTTGTTAGCTTTAAATTTATTTATTCTTTCTAACTCACCAGCAATATATGGTATCATATGATTTTTTACAACATATTCATATGCATTACCTACTGCAAATTTGTCTATATCAACCCATAATCTTGTATCTGTGCCTTTACCAACACCACCTAGAATACCACCTTCTCCGTCTATTCTAGCACCAAAAGATGATGACTTAGATGCATGTCTCATAAATTCTATCATTCCTCCTTTAAGCATGCTGTGTAATTCTTGTAAGAACTTACCTCTAGCATCTAATGAAGTTGTATTTGTTCCATCATCAATTGCTTCTACCTGAGTGCCTGAATTGATAAATAATTGTAAGGATTTTCCAGATCTTTTAGCCCAGTTGTATACACCATCTTCTGTATCATTCTTATCAAATAGTGTATTAATAATACCAAGTCTTGTTGTAAATGAATTAATTAATGGATTTAAATAACTCATGTATTCAAATTCACTACCTGGTGTCCATGCCTCTGATAAATTATCCATTTTATTCAGAGCATAAGTTATATAACTTATAGTGTGATCATCTATATGTTCAAATACAAGATTTTTTTCTGCATTTAATACTGCAAAGTTTGCAGAATCAAAACCATATTTAGCTTGTAAACCAAGAATTCTGTCTATAGCATTTTTTTGTCTTACTTCTTTTTCAGCAATAGTCCCTGCACTAAACCCAGAAGTTAGTTTACCAATTGGATCTAATAAAAACTCATTTATTTCAGTTACTGTTTTCTGAGTTGTTTTAGGATTCTTCATTGCATTATCTATATCATACATTGCCCTATAGATATATATGAGACCATACATCTGCTTAGCTTTCTGATTTAGATTAAGTTCATTTTTAATGATTGATAAATCATCTAAATATAAACCTATTGCTCTTGCAAATTCATAAGCTCTATCAGAATCTAATTTTCCATCTTTACCAAATTCTGCTACAACTTCTGCAACTTTTAAGAATGCAACATTTTCTGCTGATCTTCCAATGAATTTATTTTCAAGATCACTTTTAAACTTAGCTTGAAACTTACGCATTAAGCTCATTGTTTCAATTGAAGCTTTAGTAACTTCAGCAATATTATTATCAAATATTGTTGTTTGTAAATAAGTTACTCTTGTTTTTTGAAAATCTTGCCAAAATGCACTTAATGTTTTTACTTCAAATCTATTTTTTTCATTGATAACAATCTTACCATTTTCAATTGTATATCCCGGAAGCTTTCTTAATAATTGTTTAAATTCAGGATATATTGTTTGTGCAGAAGTTCTAATATTTTCAAGCATTTTAGATGGATTTTTTTCTCCATTAAGAGCTCTGATAGTATTATTCCAAGTAGTTGCAAAATCTGCAAGTTCTGGATAACCTAATTCATTTAGCACAGTTTTGCCATTTTCTATTTTATGTAAACTAGATAATAAAACAATAGTTTCTGAACTTGCTAAATCTAATAAAGATTTAGTTTGAGTATCATCTTTTATTCCCAAAGTTTCACCTTGCGAACTATTTTCTACTGTTTTACTATTAGCAGTTTGAGATTGTGTAGTGGTATCATCTTCCTCTTCATCTTTTATCTCTTTAAACTTTTTGTTGATGATTTTATAATCACTATTCTCATTATGATAAGCAATTACTCCTGACTTTTTATCACCCCAATTTTTTAATGCAGTTTCAAATATTCTTATTTTATTTTGAAGCTTTTCAATTTCTAATGCCTTAGTGGGGTCATCTTGTATTTTTTCTAATTCTTCTTTAGCCGTATCAAGTTTATTTTGAAAATCTACTTTAGCTTCAGCATATACTTTTTCTTTTGTTTTTTCATTTGTAAAGATTCTTATAGTTGCCTCTTTAGTACCTGTCTCTTCAGAATTTTTATCTGCTCTTAATGAAAAGAAAGAGTCAATACTTTTTGATACAAGATTACTATCTTGTTTATCTAAAGCATCAATTGTAGGTTCAACTACATTTTCTATACCTCTGTTAAGTTCTTTAAAGCTGAAAGTATTAACAAGCGGAGAATATTTATTTAAGAACTTTTGACTATTCTTTTTATTTTTTCCAGCTAAGTATAACTCATTAAAGAGTTTATCTTTAGTATTTTTAGATTTAAATAGATTTTTTAAGAAGTTTAGAATTTTTCTAAATATACTATTTCTTTTAGGTGAATTAGCTTTAACACCTTGTTCTTTTGCATAAGTTCTAAATTCTTCTGCAAGATATTCTTCAAGCTGTCCATATGTTGCGTCACTAAATTTAACAGTGGTTTCATTTAATAGTGTAAAGCTTCCTTCTTGTTTTGCAACTTCATCATATAAAGCTTTTCTTTCAGTTGGAGTTAAGAATAACTGAGTAAATCCGTGCCATGCTTCATGATATACATCTACTATACTAGTTCTTTGACCAATTTGAATCTCACCATATTTATTATTTAACACAGCTCCATATGCAATAAACTTTGCATAAACATCAGAGTTAACAATGTTAACCATTGTTTTGAAATCAATAAACTTAGACAGTGGTGAGTTATTCCACCATGTCTCAGCATTTTTTATATCTTCAGAAGTAATATTTTCTAAATCTAAATTTTTACCAGATCTGTACATTTCATCATCAAGCAAACTACCAAGACCTCCTTCTTCTGGTTTTGGTGTGTTTTCAGGTTCTATGATATTATCTCTTTCTTCTTTTGGTGTTTGCGTAACAGGTTCAGAAACAAAAGATGTCATTATACTTTGTTCTATTCCTTTTGTTTCAATTGATTTTTTCTTTGCTTTATTAGCTTCATCTTTTTCTTTTTTAGCAAAATCTTTTGCTTTCTCAACTGAACCAAATCTTTCAATTGCTCTACTGCTTGTAGGATTCATTCTAAATACAACATCAACATCTTTAATGAATGCCATTGTACCTGTAAGAACAGTTTTACCACTAGCAGTTAGTTCTTTAACTTGATTTAAAACTATTTTGTTTATTTCAGCTTTATGGTCATATTTTATAACATATCTTAAAATAAACTCTTGTATGGGTTCATTAGCTTCCTGTTTAAAGTCAGGATGCCTTTTATTCATTTCTTCTACAATTAACTCATCAGTATCTATAATGTTCTCATCTGTATTTGCTAAAGTAGTTTTTCCAGATCCCGGAGTTGAGTAAATAAATTTACCTACATATTGTGATCTCACTTTTGGCTCTTCAGTTGCATCTATAGAAATATCTGAAGGAATACTAAATCTAATATATGTATTATAAAATCCAGGATCTGTGCTTTCAGATATTTTAATATCTGCGGCATCTAGTGTTTCTAATAATGGAATATAAGGTGTATACTCATCACTAATTTCTCCTGTTTCTATATTATAATCTTGATATCCATTTCTAGATAGGACATCAATATTATAAGTCATTTTAGCAGGAAAAGGTTTACCCTTTCTACTATCACCTTTTGCATATCTTAAAACATCATATACTAAATCATATTTATTATTTAATTGGTCATTGAGTAATGTATATGTTCCACCAGTTCCATCAGCATTTGTTTTTTCAGTATATTGAAAAGTGAGGGCATCTGTTCCAGGATTATAAAGTAACGTATGTCTTCTTGCTTTCATTGAAGCTTTATCAGAAAGAAATTGATTTACAAAGTCATACTTTTGTTTATTAGATAGTTTAGGATTTGTAAGAACTGATGTTATTTTTTGTATTAAAACTTCAGATAAATCTGGTTTATCCACCGGATATATAGTACCATTTAATGTAATAACTGCAGATACATCTGATCCTTTTTCAATTACTGGTGTTATTGTTTTAAATGTTGCATTATTTACAAATGGAAGAGATCTTAAATTTTTTAATGATATTTTCTTTTGTGCTAAACTTTCTGGAACACCCGCACTTAATTCAACCACATTTAAAAGAGGATTTTGCTGATTGTTTACAACAGCTTGTTTTATTTCGTATAAGTTTTTTAATTCTTCTTGTTGAAGTTCTTTAGCTTTTTCTACAGTAATTTCTAATTTTTCTGCAATCATTTCTGGTGTTTGAATCTGATCATCATACCCATATTGATTTACTGCAACATATTCTCCAGTAGTATTATCTTTGTTTACATTTCTCATAAACTGATAAACTATTTTTCCTCCTTCTTCTTCAGTAGAAAAATTTCCGTCCTCTGTAAAGTGGTAATAATTACCATCTTCATCTGATAAAACTAAAGCAATTGTATCTTGTGTTTCAACTCCCGCAGGTCTATTTTTAATAGATTTAGTTCTTATTACATCTTGAGCAGTAGTGTTATCAATATCTGCTTGGTTTGTATCATAAAGATCTAATAGTCTAACAGGTTTTAGTTTTAATACTTTACCAGCTACCGTTAATGTACCATCAGTTACTAAAGCTTGCTCAGCACTAATAGCAGCTTGTATTTTGTCTATAGTGTTGTAAATCCTATTTTTATTAGCATCTGGTTTTTCACTTAATAACTTTAATTTATTAAGTGGGTTAAGTTGTATTAATTGTTGAAATGTAGTACTTAACCAACTAAATGGTTTAAATCTAAAAGGATCTTTTATCTCTTTAGGATCTTCTATTTCAGTAGGTAAGCTTGAGATAAATTGATTTGCTACAAGTAATTCCAGTTTGTCTTTGTCAGACATCTCTGGCTTGAAATAGTTAAGTACATTCTTGAAACCATCTTTTTCATTTTTAAAATCTGTAACCAATGGCTTAAGGGCGTCTAAAGAAATATCTAAATTATCAAACTGTGATTTTACACCAACAGCTCTCATAATGCTAGGCACTTGCTGTAAAAATTTCATTGCTGTTGGAACATCTTTTTTCTCAGCAATTTGTGTAAATAAAGTTTTCATGTAGTCATTAGCATTAAAAGCTTTATCAGCTTCTAATGAATTCAACATGTTTTTATATATATCTTTATATAAGTTCTCTACTTGTTTTGGTGATAATGCACAAACTATTTTCATCTTCTTAACAATCTAAGTCATCTAATAAATTATCTCTTGTATTTTCCACTATAGCTTGATCTTCTAAAGCTTTTTGTCTAGAAGCAGCATCTTGACCATCCAATAAATCTGAAACAGTATCTGTAGATTCTTGAGTAACTCCTTCACTCTCGTCAACTACAGGACCATCTGTTTCTTCTCCACTAAACAATGTGCTTGCAGGTTTAAATTTCTTTTTAAATTCTTCTATACTCATTTCCATTTTAGTTCTTTTACCTTCTGGTTTAATAGTAATTTTATCTCCAGAAATCTCTGATATAACTGCTGTTTGATTAGCACTCAAAAATTTCCTACCCGTATTTGTAAAGATATCATTTTCTGAGTAAACTTGATCACCTATATTGTAAATAATTACTTCTCCATCTTCAGTTTCATCCTGTACTTTTAAAGCTGCTTCTTTTTCTTCAATTAATTTATTTAATTCTGTAAACTGTGCAGGGGAAAATTTTACAATGTTCATTGCAAGATCTACTTTAAGAAGTTGCAACTGATCATAGTCTGCTTTTTCAATTTTAGATTTTAATTTATTATATTCTTTAACACTGTTTAATTGATCATCATCATCTTCTTCCTCTGGATTTTCATTTTCATAGTCTGAATTTTCAACATCATTAAGATTAGGATCATCAAGTATATCTTCAACATTACTAGATGGAACTGTTCCTTTAAATTTAGGTTCTGTTACAGGTATTTCAGCATCAAGTTTATCATACATTTCTTGGGTTGGCTCTAATGGAAATAAAATTTTATCTGCCTTCAATAGCAGTGGAGAGCCTGGTCTTTTTGCAGTAAGTATTTTACTTGTTGTAGGATCTACAGTAGTTTCAATAGGTAGTATATTTATCTTAGCATCTATACCAAACATATTTTTCAATAGTCTAGCATATACCATTTGCTGATAAGTATTCTCAATTTGTTTTTCATAGTTATCACTTTTAGGATTATTATACCCATTCCACTTGGCTGTTTCACCAGTTTTAATATCTATAATCTGAAAATTACCTTTTCTATCAACAAGAAGTAAATCTATTTCCCCAGCTACATTTGCTTCCTCATCATATACTATAAGACCATTTGCTACAACAATTAAATCATTTGTATCTATATAATCTTTTATAGTTTTATAAATACCATTTCTTCCAAACAAACTATCAAATGCTTCTTGTGAAATTTCATTAAGATCTGGTTGAACTTTTTCACCACTAAAATATTTTTTAGTTAGTCTATCTATTACATTACCTCTATCTCTACCCCATTGATATGTTGCTTGTTCTGTGATAAAGTTAATTGTTGCTTCTTTTAAACTATCTATATTAGGGCTGTATATAGTTTCTATAACATTTCCATTTTCATCTAGTCTTTCTATTTTAACAACATCATTTAAAGAATAACCCCTACCTTTTTCAAGATGATGATCTCCTAATTCTTTATTTTTTTCCCTTACTTTACCTAAACCATTATTCACATCAAAACTCTCTTTGAACGTAACTCTATATTCATTGGTAGCAGCACTTGTAACTTTTGGGGATGTGGTTACATCAATACCAGCATCTGCCATTCCCCTTTTGCTATCTACATTTTTTCCAGATAATAGCACATCTACTTCTGATTGCCCTACAAATCTATAAGTGGTTGTTTGTTCCCACTCTAATCCATACTTTTCAAATTCTTCCTGAGCTTTTCTATCTCCACGTCTTGCAGCTAATAATGCAGGATCAATACCTTTTAAATCAGTATCACTATATTCATTCATGAATGCCTCTATAGCTTCATAAGATTTCTCATTGAATCCTGGAAGCTTACTTGCTTTTAAAATATCAATAAAGTCTTTAACTGATTGACCTTCCCCTATTGTTAAATTATAGGCAGCTTCAATTTCTGGTTTAGATTTATATTCATATTTTTTACCCAAGAATTTTTGAATAACATTTGTTACCCTTCTAAGAATCTTCATACCAATCTTATATCCTGTTGGTAATGCTTCTATTCTTTCTTGTTCTTTCTGTAATTGTTTAATTAACTCAAGAGCATTCTGCATTTCCGGAGTAAGAGCTTTATTAATTCTACTTTTAATATAAGATTCTAAAAGTGAATACTTTTCTTTTAATTCTTTTAGCCTTACTTCATCATCTATAGATTTATTTTTATTATTCTCTATAGCATTAATTTCCATATTATAGCGTTGTAATACAGATTGAATTTGTTTATCAGTAGCATTCTCTGCAGATATTTTTTTACCAGTTGATAAAGTAATCATTGGAGCAGAAACTTCTCCCTCAGAAGTTGAAGTTTTAAGCCTTTGTTCTTTAATATAATTTTCAATAAGCTCTAATGCTTCTGACTCACTTTTTATAAATTTAACAAATCTGTATTCTATTTCTTCTTCAGTAAGGTTTTCTGGAAATAAATATTCATTTTTTGGGTCATCTCTATAATCTTCAAATGCTGCTTTAAGCTGTTCTCTTAATTCTTCAGGCATATTAGCAATTGGAGTATCTGCATTAAGATCATCTAATGAAACTACACCACCTTCTAAGATTACATTTGATGTACTTGCAATAGATCCTTCAGCAGCCTCTGCTCTAAGTTGATCATATCTTTTTTTGATGGCTTCAACTTCAACTGGATCTGGCTCTTCTCTATAAGCAAATATTTTTCCATCTCTAAGCTTAATAGATATATTACCAACTATTGATCCTTGAGCATCAGTATATTTAATGTTTCCATCAGAATCTTTATAAAAAGTAATATTTACAGTTTTTCCATCTTCTGTTGTATATGTAGCATCTAGGTATTGATCAATCCCTAATTTACTTTTAACAGTATCTATTGTAAATTCTTTATCATCAATTTTACCAATTTCTTTTTTTACATTATATTTTTGAAGCTCATTAAGTTCTTCTTGCTCTAATAAATTTAACATTTTTAAACTATCCGCAAGTTTTTGTTCTGGTGATTTTTTACTTTCCACCATATTATTTAAAAAGTCTAACTCAATAAATTTTTGAGCAACTTGATTATATAATATACTTCCTTTTGGAACAACTCTTTTATTAACTGAGTCATAAAATTCAGTAGGTAGTTCACCATTCATTTTCCAGTTTGCAAACTCTTCTAAATCAACATAGATGCCCTCAGCAGCTAACATATTTAACAAGTTGTTATACTGAATTCTTTTTGTTTGCTCTGTTATATTTTTTAGTATCATGTCTTCTCTATTGTTCCATAGATCTGACATCCAAGCAAAATTATTTTCAACATGTTCCACAAAACCAGCAGGATCATTCAAAATATTAATGGCCTCTGCTGTACCTTGAGCTTCTTTACCTAATCTGTAATAATCAACAAGCATTTCAAAGGCTTGATCCATATTACTATCTAATAAAGTTTCATTGCTTTGATTAGCAAGAGTTTTCAAATACTTTTTAAATGAACCTTCAAGATTAGCTAACATTTTTTCATTAGTAAAATCCATAGTGGACTCTACTTCAGTATTTATTGAATCACGTTCTTGCTCTAAATCAGCAATTTTTCTATCTATTCTTTCTGATTCTCTTTCTTGATATTGACTGGCTGTGGTAAATTGATCATAATATGCTGGAACTGAAAAATTATTTTTTGTATTTGTTAATTCATCAATCTGATTATTGAGATCAATGATTCTATTTTTTTTATCTTTTAGTTCTTGTCTCTCAAGTGTTCTCTCCTCATTTTTTTCAAACTGAGATAGTCTTGTATTTAATCTTTTTTGTTCTCTTTCTAATCTTACTCTTTCAGCTCTTCTTGGTTTACCTTTTAATTGGGTTTCAATGTCACTTAGTTGAGACTCTATAGCTTGTACTTCATCATCTTCTTGAGATCTAGCAGTTTTATAGAAGTGATCCATAAAACTATTATAGTTTTCTTTAAATTCTTCTAAAGCTTTTAAAGAATCTTTTCTTGCAACTAACTGTTTTTTAGAATTTGGATCTTCAGAACCTTCTAAAGCTTCAATTTCTGTTTTAAGCATTCCAATTTCTCCAGTTAAATCATCTTCATTAAATAATGCTTGTACTCTTAAAGGATCTACTTTACCAATTAATTTGTTTGATGCCATATCCCGATAAACTTTTTGCATTCTATCAAGAGTATTTTTATAACTATCATTATAAAAAATTACATTTCTTACAGCCTCATCCCATGCTTTAGAAAATAAAGCGGCCTTTTGATATTCTACTGAACCCTTCTTGTATTCATTTAAGTCTACAGGATTGGGATACATTTCATTTACCTTATCATAATTTTTAAGAATGTCTTGTGTTTTATTTATGATATGATCTATCTTTTCTGTATGTCCATCAGCTTGTTCCATTGTAATCCCCTGATATTCTGCATACTCTTCTTGTGTAAGATTTTTAATATTTTCTAAATGATCCAACCAAATGTCTGTTGCACCCAGTTCAATCATTTGAGATATTTGCTTTACAGTAGCTTCTTCAATTGCATCTTGTTTTGCTTTTGTATCCGGATCAGCAATTTGATCAGCAAGTTTAGATTGCACACCAAGATTATATAATCTTGCATTAAGCATATTTAATGGATCATTTTTAAAAGTATCATTAACTTGTTTTGCCATTGATTCATTATATGATGCAAGCTTAGCTTTAAGAGCATCATATTGAGCTTTATTTTTATATTTAGCAATCTTAGATTGAATAAATGGTAATGCTTTGTTGACTGGGCCTGCCATTGTCCCCATTGCAAAACCAGATAAAAATGTTTCAAAACCTTTTCCACTCCATTGTTTTTCTCCTTTCTTTAAAACAAATTCTCCTCTTGCATCAGTTTCATAAACTTGTGCTTGAAATCCTTCTCCTAAGTGATCCCAAAATGATTTGTCTTCTTTGTTTTTTTTATTTAAAAAACCTTCAGTATAATAATAAGAAGCAACAGGTTCAGAATAAAAAGATTCTGTATAATAATCTTTTGAGGTTTTAGCAATTACATCTTGCATTGATTCTTGGATACCCTCCATTATATTTGCCTTAGCATAGCCAATTGTTTTTAATACAGTTTTTTGAAATCCTTGTTTTTTTATAGCTTGAGCAGTACCTTTCCAACCTTTCCAACCTTTTTTAATTACAGATAATTTAGGTGTAAGAACTTCTTTACCAGTTTTAAGTGTCTTTTTAGTAAACTCTCTTACTGTTCTCCCGGCCATGTTCTTTTTAACATCAGCTATTTTTTTGCTGAATACTCTTGCTATCCCTCTTTTAGGAGACATAACATTGTCAAAAACAATTTTGTTTGTAGCAAAAATTAAAAGAGTATTTGCAAGCAAAGCTCCTTCTGAAGCTTCTTTTGCTTTTTGACGCATTTCATCTTGAAGATCATCAGGTGGATCTTCTCCATTATGTGTTTCTCTATACTCATCAAATAGTTGATCAAAAGTATCTTTTCTAACAAAGCCTGCTTCTAGCCTACCCTCTGATAAAGCCATATTAACATTTCTAATATCTCTATATAAACCCCCAACAGTTTTGAATGCAGCATTAGAAATTTTTTCTAGACCCTGAAAATTCTTAGAAGATTTAGCAACATCAATTATTGCATCTGTAGTATTGCTAATAGGATTAAAAAAATTTAAAACAGATTTCCCTGTACTTTTTGACTTTGCAGCTACATTACCCATTGATCTATCCACCTTCAGAGATTTCCAATAGTTTCTTGCATCAGTTATATTATCTAATTTTTTAAGTGTTGACTGTAATTGATTAGTTCTTTGTAGTATACTTTCTGTTGCTAATATTCCTTTACCAACCTTTGGTGCACGACCAACATATTTAACACCTCTTACTAAATTTTTACCTGCATTGAAGATAGTATATTCACTACTTAAACCTAATGTTAAAGCTTCTTCAGCAACTGCTTCCATTATAATTCCTGCAGTATAACCAAAGTTTACTAATAAATTACTTCCAAATCCCGTTAAACCACCTTTAGTAGATGATGCAATTGCTGATGCTTCTGCATATGCTGCTGCTTCTTCTGGGTCATCACTAAAATCTCCTTTAAGCATTCTCCCCAAACTCTTAGGTCCAGATACAAATCCTCTTGCAAATAATGGTGCAAAACCATGCACAATAGATCTTTTAAATTCAGCATATGTTCCAGTACCTTCATTAAAATTTTTTTCATTATTTTGAAATGGTGAAAAACCTATTCTTTCAAATGTTTCAGGACCATATGCGTAATATCTTTTAAAATGAGAGCCACTTGTTTTTCCAGCATTATATGCATATGGAGTTATTTGATCATTGGGATTATACAAACGCATTTCATTTTCAAGCATTCTACTTGAACTAGCATTTGCTAATTTTGTTAACTTTTCATTAAAATCTTCAATACCAGGCATTATATATTAATTAGTTATTCATTTCATTAACTATGTTATTTAACTCAATTACTGCATCATTTAATGCTTTATCAATATTATCTCTGAAATTTGTTATAGAATTTCTTTGTTCAGATAATATTTTGCCAAATGAACCATCTTCATTAAAACCATAAATTCTTGTGATAGTTTTATAATCAGCTTCACCGGGTTTACCTTTTAATATTTCATATGATGCTAAACCTGTTGGGTGTGTCCAAGTAAATTTTTTTCTATAATCAATATGAGTTTGTAATGGTGTTTTTTGTGCAAGCATTAGCTCATTACTAAAATCTCCTTGATTTCCAATAATTGATGCACCATGTTGTTCTAATAACTTAATATCAGTATCTGTTAAATAACCATTAGTTTTATCTTCTTTTTTACTTTTTAAAAATGCAGGAGGAAAGTTTAAAACCATTGCAGATTTATCAAAAGAATTGACAGCATATTTATATGCAGTTATACCAAAGTCAGTTGATCTATTATTAGGTATCCACTCTATAAAGTCATTAATTAATTTAATACCTTTTTCACTTGAATCACCTATATCTTCATCTTCTCCTAAAGACTCATTATACCCAACCGTCCCAGCACCATGAAAACTAATTAATCTATCATTACCATTAATTTTATTTTTTATATCTCCATTATCCCAATCCCTAAGAAAGGTATTCCAAATAACAAGTGCATCAGAATTTTTTCCAGCACTGAGTCTTATTTTTTTTGATAAAGCATCTGCAGAAATTCCTGTACCACCAGCACCTGCAAAGTCTAAAAAGGGTATATTATTATATCCTAAACCTAATACATTTCTGTCATCTGTATCTGTATAAATATTTTTAACAGCTTTTTGAAATTCATCAGCAAATAATTCACCAATACCAGTTTCTGAATAAGGAATAACATCTGGTACATATGTTCCAGCACCTATATCTGTGTAAATAGGATATCCTTTTTTTATTGCTTCTTTTTTTGATCTTTTTTGTATATCACCCATCCCTGCTCCCATAAAATCATCAAATGTTTTATATGATGCTAGTTCTTGTCTTTGCCAAGGTTCTAAATCTGATGGATCAATCATACCCTCTCTACCGCCTTTATGAGGACTAAAAAGATCAATAGGTTTAAATGAATCTCCATAAAGTTTTTTATCATAATAATTTTTATGTCTTAAGTCTCCTTCATAATTAGTTTTTGGAATAAAGTAAGGATCAAAGTTTCCAGCTTCATCAAAAGATTTATCTAGTTGAAATCTTAAATTGTCCATATTATATTTCACAAACTTATTGTTTTTATCAAATACTGGTTTTCCAAATTCCTCTTTAATATCTTTTCTATCTTTTAAACCATTATACATTGAACTAACAATTTTGGATTTGGCTTTTATTCGAAAATCTTTTACATCTTGCATATTCAATGCATATGTATTAGCAGCTGTTAGTAAGGGCACTAGGTCTTGCATTTTCATAGCATTTTTAACAGGATCTAATCCAGAATTTTTACCAATCCAACTTGAAAGTTTATTTATAACTTGCATTGTATAATTTTCTTCTTTTATATCTTTATCTGTTTGTGGGATTGTGCTAAGCATATCTCTTGTAGTACCATAGTCTGCTGCCATTATTGGCTTACCATTTTTATCATATTGTGTACGTCTACCAACATTAGTTCTTGCAAGAAAAAAATCAGCACCTTGTTCTGCAACTGCATTTTTATAGGCTTTAACACTTTTATATATATTTTTATCATATATTGTTCCTTTAAAATAATCAGGATCATATTTTTTTACCCATTCATCCATTGTATCATAACCCAATGGGTCTTTGTATTCTGTGGATTTTCCTGTACCTGGAGATAATATATCATATATTTCCTGTTTACTTATAGCACCTGTACTTTCTAAAGATTCCAATAGATCTAATGAAACAGTAAGTGCAGGTTTAACATAGGTATCATACCCTTGATTAAGATTTAATGTTACTCCTTTTGATATATCTTGTTTATCTAATACAGTACCCGGTCTTTGTACAGCTGTTCTTGGATTATTAAAATCCCATTCTGACCATGTACCACTTAAGTCTCCTGTGGTCATAGGCTTTATTATTTTTTTAATGGTATCAGATACTGCAGTAGCTTTTGGACCTTGAGTATATATCTTACTTTTATCATCCCACCCATACCATTTACTATCAGATGGCCGACCCCATTTATCTTTTAAGTGCCTAATAACACCTTTGTTACCATCAGGTCCTATTACAGTATCACCTACTTGAATAGTTGGGTCATCATATTGTTTATATTGAGGATCAGGCATGTTATTATAAATTAAATTAATATTATTATATAGGATCTATTGTTACAGAAGAGCCATCATCTTTTTTTATAGTCACAGCACCTGTTTTTTTATTTTTTACAATAGTGGGCTTTGGAGTATTATTACCATTACTACCATTGTTATTATTATTGTTGTTACCACCACCACCATTTAATCCTGGAGGAGTAAATGCACCACTACCACTATTATTACCACCACTACTTCCACTTCCTTTTCCTTTTCCAGTATTAGAAGATTTTACAGGTTTTAAGTTTCCATCATAATCATATTTATCATAGTAAGCTTGTTTATTTATTTCAGCCATTCTATTTGCATGCCTTCTATCAATGACAGCAAATGGATCTGGTTTAATATCTCTAACCATTTCTCTTTTAGAAAGACTTTCTGCAGCAAACATTACATCTTCAGAAAAGAAATTATTAGATACACTATTATCTACAATAAATCTTAAAGTGTTAATATTGTCATATGGATTTTTAAATCCTGTAGATGTATTGCCACTACTTGAATATGCATTATTAAATTGTTCTAATTGTTTAGATGAGCTTGATAATAATTCATCATTAATTTGTTTATTGCTTTCATACTGGCGCAATTGTTTTTCTAACATTGGACTACTCCCTTTAGCATTTATTTGAGCTTTAATATCTTTAATTTTAGCATCATATGCTTTAGCAACATCTTGATAATCAGCATGCCTGTCTTCTGTTTCTTTTTTCATTTTTCCATAAGCATCTTGTAGATATTGCATCTCAGCTTGTTTTTCTCCACCATATTCTGATGCATTAGCAGAAACCCATTTCTTTCTGTTCACATATGCTTTAGTATCATAAACAGCTCTTACCATTGGATCTGATGATAACTGTGCTTGTAATAGTTTGCTCAATGGTTCAGTTAAAATATCCCCATTTTTTTGTCTTATTATATAGTTACCATCTGTATCTGACACATCCATAGAAATTCCCGAGTCTTTAAATATCTCCATTGACTTAGCTTGGACATTCACATATGGAGTATATATAGGATTCTCAAATGACATTGCTTCTTCTGGGGAAGCTTCCATAAACTCTTTTCTTTTATATTGTAGAGCTTGAACACCTTCTTCCCAATAAAGTTTTTTTCTATCTATATCAGTACTTTTATTTAATCCTTCTGCTTCTCCCAACTGCATGTTAAAGTTTTTTGTCCAAGCCATATCTTTCATTAATGAAGTGTCTTCATAAAATGGTTTAAATACTTGCATGGCTTGATTAACATTTTGTTCTAATGAAAGATCTAGTCCAGAAATTCTTTTTAAATCAAAATCTATTTGTCTTACAGTATTATCTCTTTTTTCAAGATTATCTGTTCTTGTTAGATCTGCATAATAATACTGACCGTAAAGCTTATTTAATGATTTATAATTTGAATCATACTGTGACTGCTTTAATTGTAAAAGGTTAGCAACAACATTAAGTCCATTATCATGCGGCTGCAGTGATGGAATTATTGATTGTACACCTTGTAAATAAGTTCCCATATATTGTAAATATATTAAAATTTTATAAGTTTAATAAATTTTTGAAGTTTATTAATACTCAAATGGATATGTATTAGTTCCATAAATATACCCACCATTGCCCATATATATAACTCCACCAAACTTTGCTTTTGGTTGTCTTCTTACATCAAGTTCTGCAAGTCTAATAGATTGATCAGGATCATAACCCAGTTTCTTATAATCTGCTACCATTTCAGCTGTAGTTTTATCTGGTGCTTCTGGTGTGATTTGTTTGTTATTAGTATTAACAATATATTCTCTACCACCAGGACCAAATATCCATTTCATTCCCTGCCCAGCATTGGCAGCAGCAGCTGCTCTTGCATCACCTTTTAATTTACTATAGTCATTACTAGCTTTAGCCCAATAATTTGCGTCATCCTGTGCTACATTTCCTTTATATGTAGCAAACCTGGTATTATATAAATCATCTTGAGTTATACCTTGTTGTAATTGTTTATCTTGCCATGCTGTATTTTTAGCACTAATTGCACTTGATTGTTGTGAATTAAATCTATCTGCAGCTTCTGCAGCACCCATAATATTTCTTTGAGCTTCTTGTTGTCCTGTAAACATAGCAGATAGTGCAGCACCAGGATTATTTTGTAATAACGGAGCCATATTTTTTTGCATACCTTGATTCATACCAGATGCTAACATGGCTTGATTTAAATAATCAATACCAAAAACTTGTTCCCTTACACCAGGAGCTCTACCTCTAATTGGAGCTATATTAACTGGACGAGCAGCTAAAGAAGTTGCTAATGCAAATTGATCTTCAGGAAGTTCTTGTACAGGTGTTGGCTCTGGATTCTTTACCCATTCATCACAATTAGTACCACAATCTACAATAACTTCTTGACCAGTATTAGGATCTGTACAGTAACATTCTTTTTCTGTTGTTTCTGTAGGGCAATCAGAGCATAACCCAGTAGTAGGATCTTTAGTTCTTACAACAGGTTGCCCACTTGCATCTACCATTGGTTTTCCATCTTTGTCTAAACATGGTTCACAGTCAACAACAGGTTCTCCGTCCATATATATAGCTTCTTCACTTTCTGTTTCTCCTTTTACTTCACACCCTTGTAAATATCCTTTAAGTGATGGAGCAGCAATTCCTGCCGCAATTATTTCATCTGCAGTCCACCCATAATAGTTTCCACCTTCTTGTTTCATCCAAGCACAAACTTGCTCTTTAGTATATCCCCCACCTCTAGTAACTGGTCCCCTTTCTTCTCTTGTTTTAACTTTAGCTTTTCCAATTACTTCACCAGTTTTTTTATTGTATTTGTATTCTCCTGTTTCATCTGTTCTTGTTTCCCAATCACTTGCATTATACTCTTCTTTACCAACTTTTTTAGTATTTTTTGGTCTAGGTGTGCCACCAGGATCAAATCTGTCTAAGTAACCTCCATCAGACATAATAAGTGGCATATCAAAACCACCTAGGATCATTCCATATTTTGCCATGGGTGCTTGTTGCATTTGTTGCTGTTGAGCTATCATCTGCATCATTCTTGGATCCATTTGTTGTGGTGGCACTCCTTGTCCTTGTGGGCCAACCATTGGCATTCCTTGAGGTTGTTGTTGCTGTTGTTGTTGTCTTTGAGCAGCAACCATTTGTTGATATTTTTCCAAGCCTTGTAATGCAAATCTTTTTGCTTGTTGTTCTGGAATTCTTAAACTAACAAATATATCTTGTATATCTTCTAAATTTATACCACCTTTAATTAAAGCAACTACTATATCATCTGCAGCCACATCATTTTCTAACTGCATTCTTACTCTTTCTTTAATTTTATTTAAAGTTACTTCTTCTCCATCTCTTGCTCTTCTCAAATTAATTCCACCATAGCCCATAGTAGGCTGTGCTTGTGGCATAGGTTGTCCTTGAGAGAGTTCTTCCGGCATAGCAACTGGAGAACCATCAGGCATAGTAGGAGCTTCACCTTGCAGCATTTGTTCTTGAGGTATAGGTTGTTGACCTTCTTGTGGCACACCTTCTTGTGGTTGTTCAGCATTTGGTAATATGTCTTGTTCAGATATACCTGCTTCTTCCATATAAGTTTTAGCAACTACAGGAATTCCTTGAGGAAAACCTTTTTTAGATTCTTGAGCTAATGCTAATGCACCTAATTTAAAGATGCTTTTCTTTATCATTAACTGTGCAGTTTTAATCTCAATTTTATCTGAGTCTTTATCTTGTAGAACTTCTCTATGTTTATTTATATTTAGATATTGTTTAGATAGTTCTGCCGGGGTATATCCTCCTTTCTTAGCTTTCTTACCAAACATTTCTAATATATTTGGATCACTTATTTTCATAGATTTTGTATCACTGAAAATAAAACTGTCATCTGGTAAATTTAAAGGTACACCATTTTGACTGTGTCTTGGGCCTTTAATTTCATAGAATAATGGATAACCACTAGGATCAAATGTTAATACAGTTTCCCCACCTTCAGCTTCTAGATTTGCTTCTTCTCTTGGAACTTTAGTTATTGTTTTTCTAGCAACTGCTTTTGGTTGATCAAGTTTTATATTTCCTCCACCAAATGCTGTTATATCATTTGCCAGAGATCCATCAACTTGATAGCCTGTTTTAGCTTTAGGAACATCTGTAACTCTTACTTTATAGATTTCTGGTTCCTCAACTATTTTTATTCTGTATTGCATGTTAGTTTATTTTATATATTCTACTTTACCACCCGCAGCAACAATCTCTTGAATCTGCTTAGCTGTTAATGTATAAACACTTCCTTTTTTATAATTAGAACCTAATTGACCACCTTTTTTAGTGATTACCTCATTACCTTGCCAACCAATACCTTGAATTCTTCTTCCAGAGTTTATATCATTTACCCCCATGTATCCCATATTACTTCCAGGTACTTCAGCTGAACCAAAACCTGACTGACCAGTATTTGGAGTTGCTGCATCAGAAGATCTAGCCATCTTTCTATATTGATCAAAGTTTTTCTCATTCTTAAATGCATCACCAATTGATGTAGCCATACCTGTTAAACTCATTTTACCACCAAATAGGTCTGCTCCCAATTGTTTTGGATCCCAACTAAATCCAGATTCTTCAACTACTTTACCAATATAATTTGGATCATTAAATTCTGGTTGATCTACTACAATACCAGGACCCGCTTGTGGTAGATAACCACCATATGCCATATAGTCTGGCATATAATCCATCTCACCACCATGTGCTCTTCTAATTACTCCAAATGGATTTGTAGGAGCTTGTTTATTAAATATATTTTGTTGAGCATCTGCAAATGGATTTCCCATCAATCTTGTATTAGATTGAGAAACCACTTGTGGTACTACAGGATTTGTACTAGATACATTAGAATTTGAGCCAGATATAATATTATTTGGATCCCAAATATCTTTTGGTGACTGAGCATCTGCCTGGTTTTGAGTTACTGTTTGTGAAACATTGGTTCTTTGTAATAATGGTGGTACTCCTTGTTGAGTATTTTGTGTTGTGCCAAAACCAACAGGACCAAGATTATTTTGTGGAACATCTTGATTAACTGTATTAGGAACTACACTATTAGGATCCCAAATACTTTTAGGATTAACAGATTGGGATGGTGCACTTTCTGTTTGCTTATATGCTAATGGGGAATTAGCATATAATACAGTATTTGGTTTACCCTGTGGCATATCAATTTGTTCTATACCTCCAGTATTAATAGCAGTAGGTACTTCTTCCATATCTTGCATATTTGACATATCAGGTTGAAACCCAAGTGCAGTTAAATCTGGATCTTGTGGCTCATCAGGACTACCATGTCTTCTTTGATATCTTCTATCTTGCCTATTCATTTGTCTATCACCAGTAAGATCTCCGGAAACTAATCTACCTTTTCTATCTATACCTTTTGCCTCATTGCCATCTACATTAGTAATAGTCATACCAGATACATTTCTAACTTGTGCAGATGGAGTTTGTGTTCCTCCTGGTTGATTAGTAGAAGGGGTGGTTCCAGGTTGAGTAGTAGTTCCAGCAGGTTGTCCTGTAGTATTTTCTGCACCAGGTAGTCCCATTGCATAATACTCTTTAATTCTTTTAGTATCAAATGGATTATACCATTTACCACGATCTTTATAAGCTACTTCTCTAATGGATGTTGTTCCTTCAGGAACTTGCCAGTTAACTGGTGAGAATCCTGAACCATAATTAAAGTCTCTTGTAAGACCAAAGATTCCTCTTCTTGATGGTGGAGCTATAAAATTAAATGTTCCAGGTGCACCTTGCTGTGTATTGTTTCCTTGCTGTGTATTTGTACCTTGTTGGGTATTAGTTCCTTGCTGTGTATTAGTAGTAGTCGTAGTAGGTTGAGTAGTATTATTAGTTGTACCTTGTTTATTTCTATCTTCAGTAACACGTTGTCTAAAAGTATTCATGGCATTTTCTCTCCAACCATCTGCACCAAATGGATTCATAATAGCTGGATCAAGAGTTAATCTTTCTCTTTGTTGGCTATATCTTGGTTTAAAACCTGTATTAAATCTACTTTTTGACCAATCTCCATATTCTGCTTTTGGAAGATATCCTCCTTCTCCATAAAGATCATCTCCACCATAAATGAATTTATATAGATCTGGATTTTCAGAATCTATAAAACCACCTGTTTGATATGGATCTGGTATGGTTAATCCTAAACTTTCCATTACCTGCTCATTGTATAATCCCATATCGTATTGTGGTTTGTAGGCCTTCACAGCTGGATCATAAACCTGTTCTTTATAATCTGGAGCCATACTTCGTGCTGAATATTCATTACCTTCTTTATCTGTTACTAAATAAGAATATTGGCCATAATCATATAACTGTTTTCGCTGTTCAGGAGTATAGTCCTCAAACTTATTTATATTATTGGCTTTTCTATAATTTTCATCTAATAGATAAGAATAGGGTGACGATGCAATATATTTCTGATAATATGCTGTTTTATCATAAATATCAGCAGGTTTATTTTTATAATAATTTTTATTAAAAGTTGGCTCTCCTGTTAAAGGATCAAAACTTTCTACATATTGTGTATCATATTGTTTTCCTGAAGGATCCGTAAAATAATACCAAGGTTTATTTGTATCAGAGTAACTTTCTGGTTCAGCAGCTTTCTCAAATGCAAGTTTTTCTGGTGTCCAAGTTTCTTTAAACATTCCCACATTAGAACCCATCCAAGCAATATTTGACATAGGTGCTGTATTAGCTTGTAATGGAGATACACCAGCATTAGTTAATACATTTGTCTTAGCTTGTTTTGCTTTTAAGTTCTCATAGCTTCCTGGAATTTGATCAGCATAAGGATTTACAAAAGGATTAGTTAAAAGTTCAGATGAATCTTTAGTAAGCATAGTAGATGGTGAGAATACCATTCTACCGTTCATGTCTACACAGTAACCTTTATTAGCATCATATGTTGCTCCCGGAGGGCAAGTTAGTTCTGCCTTATTATTTGTAGTATTATTTCTTGTAGCATCAGATCCTGGAGTATTTGCTGCAACTTCATCTAAAGCTTTATTATTTATTGTTCTAATAACTTTATCCCGCATTTTTGCAGGCGTGGAAACTAATGAATAGCCAGCATTAAATGGAGAGTTAAAAGACCCTCCTCTTTGTGGTAAGAATTTTACTAGATCTCCCAGTACAGAAACATCCCAATCTGCTGTTGCTTTTCTTAATCCTCCTAGAGGACCAAACTCATAATTAACATCTACACCAGGTATAGCATATGGTGTTCCAAATAAAGCTTTGTTAGCTCTTCTTATTCTTCTATTTCCACCCATTTCTTTTAATTTTTTTATTCCACCAAATTGAAATTCATCAGCCATGCCTGAAGTATTTTGTGTTAATGTATGATCTAAAGCTTCTCCATATATATGTAAATGTTCTAATGGGTCATGTGAATCTTGTTGATTCATGGGGCCGCCCATATTTTGAATATAATTGTTATATGCTTGTTCTGCTTGTTCTTTATATACTGCTTGATTACCAGTATTCTGTACTGTCTTTGCAAATAGTTTTGCTTTTTGAGTATACTTACCCATTGGATCATCTATAGTTCCGGTAGGTGGTAAATAGAATTCATTGTTCTGAACCTCATCACCTTCTGCAGCTTGTTTAAGTTTATCTTTTACAAACTTATTAATAAAAGATCTTTTACTAGTTGCCCCACCTGTTTTATAAGCATTATCATATGGCTCTGCATCAGCCCCCACATAATAAGGTTTTGTTGGTTTTGGAAAAATGCTATTACCTATAAACTGACCCCCGGCTTGAGCTTCTTGTATTTCCTCATCATCTTCTTCTTCATCATAAACTTCTTCTGCAGTTTCATCTTCTGTGGATGCAGTTTCTGTATTATAAGGATTTTCTGTATCATATGGTGCTTTACCAGATTCTTTTTTCTTTTCTTCAGCAGCCCTTTTATAATCATCATATAAATCATAAGCAGTGTCAGCTACTTTTGATCTTGGAATTTTATATTTTTCTAAATCCGCAATAATTTGTTCAGGAAAATCTCCTTCTTGAACTTTAGTAAGTATATACCTATATATATCTTCATCAGAATATTGAGACTGTTCTTTCTTGGTCTCTGTATACTTACTGAGCTTACTAATAAACCCGGGTTGTTCACCTTCATTGGGTTTGCGGATTCTAACTTTTTTTGTTGCCATGTTGCACGTTATATATTAAATATACTAAAAATAAATTTAAGTAGTAAACCAAATAAGTTTAATCAATCTCCTCTATTATGTATCCTTGTTTTATAAGTTTATCAATTTGTGTTTTAAGAAGTTGAGCCACTATACCACCTTTTGAATAACCCATTTGATTATACTGATCTGCATTTTTATAATTCTGCATAAAATCCTCAATGGGTAATACTTTTGTTTTTGTTCCCAATTGTTCTTGAAGAGCTGCTACTTTACTTTTTGGTACAAAAATAGAAGGAATTTCTTCAAAATTAATTTTACCAGAAATACCAACTTCATCTGATATATCTGTTTTTGGAATAACAAATCTTTCAGTATTTCCTTTTGTAGGATTTATTCCAAACATAACAGGATAATTATCTTGAACTAAAGCTTTTTCAGCATCAGATAAATTTTGCCATTCAGTTAATCTTTTATTTTTTAAATCATCATAAAAAGAAATATCTGGACTATATGGTGACTCAACAAAAGATTCTCTACCACCTCTTTCAAACCATTTTGCCAAATCATCTTCCACATTAACTTTATTTTTTCCAGATAAACCAATTGCATAATCCAATGCACCCTGATGTCCTCTTGCCATTGCAGTTGATATACTTGAATTATTTATACCTGCAACTCCAGAACCTAGCTCACCTGTTAATGGAATTTTACCTTCTCTTATTAATTCACCAACAGGTAATAGTCCTTCATTTTTAATTATACCAGGTAAAGAGGCAGATGTAGTTCCGTGATAGTATACTGGTATTTTAGGACTTTCTTGAAGCACAGGATATTTATTTGCCATATCTTCTAAAAGATCAACACCCTCATCATATGTTATTGATCGTCCTCTAGTTTTAAATGTTTTATAATCAGGTAAAAGTTCATCTGACATAACATATGGAGCATCTTTTGGAACACTTTCTAAAACTTTTGATCTTACATCTACTACATTATCAATATTATTAACTGGCGTATCCAAGTTTAAAGGTGCTTCTGTAGTAATAAACTTTTTTAAATTTGAAATAGCTTCTGGTGCTGCAGAAATGCCTTTACTAATACCCTTAACTAAATTTACACCAAGCTCAGGTAGTGCTTCTAGTCCTGCATAAGTTAATGGATTTAATAATGTTGCATCTATATCAGAAACATTAGACATTTTTTCACCAGATAATACGTTTGGTTGTTCTTTATAATCAGAACCTGTAGATAATCCAGTATTTTTGGAAAGATTGGCTATAACTGCACCTGGAATATCTATTGGTGCAAGAGTCTCAAGAGCACTTAATTTAGAGTCTCTCATTTCTTTTTCCTCTTTCTTTGTGAGCCCGGGAATATCAAACTGTAATGGCTGACCTGGTAGAAGAGTATTACCTAATTCTTGAACACCTGCTAATGATCTAGACCAATAACTTGGTTGTAGCTTAGAACCATATCTAGATTCTGCTACAGCATCTTTTTCACCGGGTGTGAGTTCATCTACCCATTCACCTCTTCTTCTAGGATTCCATCCTTCTTTCTTACCAAGTTTTTTTACAGCATAATTATTTGTTTTATAATCATACTCTTTCATAAAGTTCTGAAGAACATCTTCTGGAAATTTTTCCATAGTAACTCCAGCAGATTTATTTAATCCTTTATTTCTTCTTAGATATTGTCTTTTCTTCTCATCTAAAAATATATCTAATGGATTTTGTTCACGGAACTCTGCTCTTAGTTTACCAATATCTGAACCTTCTCTTTCTGTAGAGACCTCTGGTTTATTTACAATTTGAGAATATGTTTCTGGATTTTCTTCTAAATAATTAGGTGCGATGGGTGTATATGTTGATTCAGGAACTTCACCAGCAAGTTGCATTCTAGTTAATAAAGGCACAGAAATGTCTTCTACTATGTATCCTCCTTTAACATATTTTTGTATTTCATCTTCTGTAAGATCTAATTCAAAACCATACTTTGCAACTTGGACATCTTCATTGGAATTATTTTGTGCAACATTGTTCATCAAATATATAATGCTATCATCATCATATAATCTAAACATTCTATTCCACATGTTATCCCAATTTCTTTCAGAAGACTTCATAGCCTCCTTATATTTGTTAAGATCTTTCTTTGTGAATCTTTTTCTTTTTGTGGAATCAAATATTCCAGATTCTTGCAGTTGTAGTTTTAATTGTACTAAGTCTGCCCTATTTTCTTGAGGCTCCATATCATGCACTAAGTCATCTGGGTTACCAGTAACTCCTGCCTGTTCTTTATTTATCCTATTAATAAACTCTTCTTTTTCTTTTTGTTTAAGAGGACTAGCTCCTGAGTCTACACCTACATGACCCCACTCATGTGCTGCTATCTGATCAAACCCAGGCCAATCACCTGGATCTGTTACATTGTATGATATAAATTCCTTACCTGTATTTTCATCAGCACCTACCCAACTTTGACCTTGATCAATATACCTGAAGTCATTTATGTTCATGACAGAATTAATTCTATCTTCTATTTCTTCAGGAGTATAACCTTGTTTCTTTAAAAGTCTTTTATAGTTTTTAGACTGAACATACATCTTATTAAACTCTTGTGCTTTTCTATTAGATTCTGCTACATCAAACTTTTGTTGAGAGAACTGTTGGTATACTGGGTCCATCTTATAAGTACCATCTTTATCCATATAAACAGCTGCTCTTTGACTTGGTCTTGTTTCAAAAGGATTAAGAATACATTCTATACCATTCCACATATAACCTAATGGGCAATTTGTTTCTCCACCTTCATCATAAGTATACTTTGCTTTAGGATTATAAATACCCCTTGCTTTTTTACCCTTCTTTCTTTTTTTAAATAATGGATTTATTGCAAATAGTTTATTAGTTGCATAAATATTGCTATTCTGAAAAGGCCCTCCCTTTTTAGCTAATGGAACCTCTTGAACAACATTTCCAGGAAATTGATAATCTGCACCAGGAAGCATTAATTGTGAATTACCCAAATTATCAATCCCTAATAAAGGTCCTTTTTTTAATGGTGTTCCATCTTTTTCCTTCATAGTAATATTACCAGAAGGAATGATATTAAATAAATTATTTACATCAGAGGATGTACTTCTATATCCTTCTTTTGAAAATAGTTTTTCATTTGGGCCACCAGGTAAACCTTTTTTCAGAGATTTTTTCATTATCTAAAAGAATATTGATTTTTGGTATTAAACATTTTAAAGATCATGTTGGTATCTCTAGTATCTGCTTTACTTAGATGTATAAAGTTAACCATATGTCTAAATTTCTTTCTCTGCATAGAATCTTTATTATAGTTTACAGAATTTGGATTAATAGATTTTTTATATCCATTAGATTCTGTAATCCATAATAATTCTTGTGGATAGTTTCCTAAAAGAACTGTTGTTCCTGGAACAAGTGGTCCTGTTGGAGGATAGCCTGCAGTAAGTGGGAATTCCCCCCTATCTTTTGTAATATCCCAGAACTGATTTATTCTATACTTCTGTTCTTCTTTTGAGAATAATACATCAAATGAAGCTAAGTTAGATTGATTAAGTTTAGGATAATCTAAAGATAGAGTCACATTGTTTTTGGGAAATATATTAAGATTTAAATATCCAGAGATTTGTTCTGAGTTATAAATCACAGCTTGATCAAAATTATAATCAAGCACATGAAACTGATCCATGCAATGTATAGTATCTCTTCTATAACATTCAAGAATATACTCTACTGATTTTAAAGTAGTTACTGTTTGACCTGTTGATACTGGGAACTCAACTTCAAATGGATACTGTGTACCATAAAAATTACAATAGTCATTACATGAAAAATAATGTTGCCACAATTCATTTTTAACAATACTTACAAAACTTTCTTTTGTAGGAATAATTAAATTTGGATGCCAGTCATGAAAACTAATCCAGAATTTAGATTTTGGATCATAGCTCATTGTCCAAGAAGCATCTTCAAATATTAATGGATCTCCTAAAGGCATTTTTACAGGAGTTAATAATTTACCGTCAGCTCCAATGGGAACATATAAAAAGTAACTTTCTTTTCCTGTATTCACATATGTTACTTGTGGTTTTATTAGATTACCAAACTGATCATATGTTTTTAGTTTATAATCTTTTTTACAGAAATATAATACTGAATTGCCATTATCATAAATAGCTTGCGTACCAACACCAGCTACTGGATTATCTGCATAGGGGAATTGAGGAAAGTCTGCTAGTAATTTAGATGGTAAAAATTCATCAAACCACCACTTCATACCTGCTTGATTTATTTCTGTAAGCCCCTCACCATAAGAAAATATTTTACCTTGATCTTGTGAAACATAGTACATACCTGCAGGAGTAGATATAACTGATAATCTTCCCTGTGAAGAGCCATACATATATGGTTGATCTGCTACTACAACATTTTGAGGTTCTCTTGCAAATAAACCTCCGTCACCAATAATAACTTTAGTACCTGAGCCATCCATTTCTAATGTATCTACTCCTTGAAATACAATAGGACTTTCATTTTTAAATGTTACAAAAGCACCAGTTTTAGCAAAAGATTTTACAGAACTAATTTGACCGATAAAGTTTTTTCTATTAAATGGTAAAAACATATACCAATAATCAATTGCAGTATTAGCAGTTGTTGGTAATGAATATGTTATTGTATTTGGTAAATATGTATAGCAAAGCTCTGCAACAGTGGGATCATAAAATACTGACTGCAGAAATCCAAAAGAAGTAAACCTATTAGTTAATCTACTAATACTTAAAGACTGATCATATATGTAGAAATTTCCTTCAGTAGCAGTTAATTTATCCATTCTAAACATGGCATATAAATCTGTGTACTGATAGGGTTGATAACATTTTTCATAATCAAATACACCAACTTCTCTAAAGTCTAATAATACATCTGATTCAACAACAAAGTCCCTAACACCTGAAGCTGATAAATAGAAATATGAATTTTTAACAAACATAAAACCAGGATAAGCCCCATGATGATCATTGGTCATATTATAATTATCATTATCTAAATTATAATATGAGCTAGGAAGGAATCCTGTACCTGTTGTTGCATTATTTATTATGGCCGTCCAAGCAGCAATATTAGTTACTTGTAAATTGCTAATGTCATATTTTTCACTATTTGACCAAAATCTTGGTTCAGGGATCATTTGGTTATTAAAGTAATTATATTCATAACCATTTGGTTCACCATATAACCAATCATAGAAAAAGAACATTGGATTTTTTTCAGTAAACCTACATACATAAGTATCTCCATTAAATAACTCTATAGAAGATTGAATTATTTTTTGTTGTATTATTGTTGATGTAGGGGTTCCATCTGGTAAATTATAGTTAACACTTATATTTGAAACTGGTAAATTTGGAATATGTTGCTCACATGGTGTTATTGGTAATTGTATAATACTTCTTAAATTACCATATTGATCTTCTATATTTATTTTTAATGCTCCATAATGACTTGCAATTTTTGCTTGAAATTCTTTACTTTTATCCTTGTCATTTATTTTAGGTCCAAACCCTGCATCATCAAACATGTTTAATGAACCTAAAGATTGGTCTAAACCAGAAGCAATAGTTGCACCTACTAATAACTTTGGACCCGCAGTCTGATTATTATTTGCTCTCTCAGTTCTAATAGTAAGGATCTTTGGTCTTTTATAGTTATTAATTGTATAACTATCTGTATTACCTGTTATTGTGTTTTGATAGTTTCTTACTTCTGCTGATGTATTTTTTGCAATATAAAATGCATCCGCAATTCTAAATCTTTTTGTATCATTAATATTAAATGGATTAAATACATCATACAAACCATGTGCAATTAACTGAAGGGCATATTGTCTTAATGGACCTAAAGCATATAATACGTCAATTGCTGCACCTGCTCCTTCCATAAAAAAGAATGCTATTTGTGATACTGCTCCAGCAATAGATAATGTTGTAGATACCCATGAAGGAAGCATTGAATATGCAGATGCTTCTACACTATATGTTTGTGGATCATAGTTCCCACCTGCCAATAGAACTGTTTGATTGTGGTTATTATAAATATTGTCTAAAGTGCTTTGTCCACTAAATGCTTGTGACAAGGCAAAACCACTATTGGTATAGGTATTAATTGCAGTATTAAATGTTTGATTAGCTGTAGTCACGCCAGTAAGTGCAGTCAGATTAGCTTGTACTCCGGGCAATGCTGTAGTTGCTGCTACTTCAGGAAGTTGGAATTGACTAATAAAACTACCTTGGGGATAGTTAAATGTTTTCTTGCCACCAGATCTTAATAGCACATCTAATAAACCAGCAACCATTGCAACCCATAAAGCCTCATCTGAAAGTAAGGTAAATTTAGGATGCCCTTGTGGTTCAATAAATTGTTGAGTTGCTGTTCCAGATAAATATCCATATAACTTTAATTCTGGTATACCTAAATATGGATTTCTAAATGTTGTATCTGGTGAATGAAAAGTAATAAGATTATTTGGTATATCTTGATTTACAACATCATTATTATTATCTACTGATTTTATATATGGATCATTATACTGATAATTATGGTCAGAAGAGTTTAATGTGTTTCCTACAGGATAAATAGTATTAAAAGGATAATTAGCATATAACCCCTTTCTTGTGTTTGCAGTAACCCCTTGTCTTTCATAATCTCTAAAGTTATTTATCATACCTTTAGCAACAATAGATTTGTTACCATCTCTACCACCCCTTAATATTTCATAACCAACTATATTTTGTATATCAATACCATCATTATCTTTTGGAAGAATAATATTTTTAAATCTTACTCCCATTACTCTAATGAAGAGAGCCCCAGTTACAGCGTCTTTTCTAAAGTGGCTTGAGCCAGTTAAGTTTGTTAAGTTACCTGTAACAGCATTATAAATTACATTCTCAGGAAACTTGTGGTGTCTAATTGGTAAACCACAAAGATCATATGATGGATTTGGAGATTGAAATTTTCCAGTCCACATGTGGTCACTTGCATTCCATATATCTGGCCTATCATCTGGATATATTTCTGTAGATTGCCAGTATCCCATATCACCCACACCAACAATAGTTCCACCATCAGGCAATGTTGTACCACCAGTTGATGTTTGTGTGGCTGTATTTATTGTTTGAAATATTTTAGTATCTCCTGGAAAACTATCCCCATTAGAAAGAGAATTTGGTGCATTTTCAAAATAAGAATTAGGCCCCCATCTTCTTGCTGCTCTTCCAGGTATATGATAAGAAGCGGACTTATCTCCTGTGTCATACACCCATCTTATAAAGAAAGAATATACTTCATCTCTTAAATAGTTTGTATGGCTTCCACCTTTAAAATAATAATCTGATGGATATTCTACAGCAACCCATTCTGACTGAATAAGATTTGCTAATGGCTGATAATTAAAATCAAATTTAGTTGTTGGTCCTATTCTTAATAAATAATTATTAAGCTGAGTCATCTGATCTGATTTCTCAAATATTGGTATAATTAATCCAATTGAACTTGGATCAACAGCAGGTTTATTTAAAGCAAATTGCTCAATAAAAATTCTTTTAGTTTTTGTAGAATAATAGCCGTGAATTATAGCAGCTGTATTTTCATTAATATTAGCTACTACTACTAATTCAAATTCATCAAAACTTTCAGTATCTGCATCTACATCTAGTATTAAAGACCCCTGACTTGATGTTAAAGTATATACTGGCTGAACATTGCTTGGTGCAAAATAATCTGTTACTTTTTGATTTTTAATACTATAAGCAATAACTGCATAATAACTACCATTTTCTAAACTTCCTGATCCTTCAGCAATACTTAAATTAAGACATGGTGTCTTCATCAGTCTTGCTAATCTTATAGCATCACAGTCAAGTTCATTAAGATTATCACAGGTTATACAACCAACAGGATGACCAATAGGCCATACTCCTGGAGAAGTTTGTGATATTCCTAAACTATCTGTGCAAATTTGTTTCCAAGTAACTCCTGGCCAAAGTACTTTTAATCCCGGTACTAATAAGCTTATGTAATAATTTACATTTGCACCAGCACCAGCCCATGAATAATCAGCAAGAGAGGGCCAAAGTTTTTGGTCACCAAGATTTAAAACTCTATCTGGATTTAAGCCATCTGCCCAATATACTTGCCATGAACAGTTTTGTAATTCTCTAGATACACCACTTACTAAATTAGATTTACAAAAATTTAAACATGCATCTTGTACTATTGGTCTATATGTACAACTGTCTATTTCAAATAAACCTATTTCTGACATTGAAGAAATAACAGCAATTTCAGTATTGTGACCCGCTGTATAGATAATCCACTTATCAGAAAATAAATGAACTGCTCCAATAATATATCTAAAATTTACAGTATTGGGCATTGTTGCTCCAGCAAGAGCACAAAGAGCATTTGATGCTTCATTGGATAATGTACCTATATCACCTTCAATTGTATTATTAACTACATTTCTTGCATGTGTCCACATGCCCTCTGAAATAAATGCAGGATCAGAATCTTTATGAAGACCCTTGATAAATGTATTTAAATTATTTTGACTAGTACTTGATTCCTTTTTTGCCATAACTAAATTAATCTTGAAGTACCATATTTATTATAAAAAGCATTAGTTGGAGAATAACTTTTAAACATGTCATAGTATTTACCATACATAGCTTTTCTATTTGTCCACCACACCTGTTCAAGTTCTTTAAAGTTTGGAGTATTAACAACACTTAGTGCTTGATTTCTTGCTGCTTTAAGTCTTTGTTCAACAAGTTGCATTCTTTGTGCAACATCTTCTCCATTAAGATATAAATTTTCAAGGATTCTTGATTTAAATGCATACTCATAATATTCATTAATTAAATCATGATCAGGAACCATTAAGTTACCTTGATCATCTTCCATTTGTCCTTGATAGTTTAAATATACTTTTCCAGTTTGAAAAGTAGTAAATAAAAATCCACCTTTAATCCAACCTTCATTTGCAGCATTAATATATAAATTAGGACAATCACACTCTATTTCTTGACTTGCCTTCATTCTTAATGGTATAAGTCTTGTATAAACTCTTACATTACCTGTATTAATTACCTGAATTAATTCATATTTATCTCCTTTACAGTTCATAAAAACTCTAGGTGGAATACAAGTATTTCCATAAGGATTTAAAGGATCATAAGCTGTGGGTATTGGATCTACTATGGGGAAGTTAAGATCACATGCTGCAGTTTGATTACATGGCTGAGAATTACATGTACTACAGTTTACTGTTGGTGGGGCACATACATCTACATTAGCAGGAACTTCTACATATGGTACTTCTTGTATATTAGTACCACCATAGCCACCATATCCGACATGTTCAGCAAATTCTCCACAGATCATGCCATAATTAAAAGTATAAAAATCATCTGGAAGCTTTACTCTACCATGACACACTTCTAATATTTCTTCTTTAGTTTGATTTATTCTTAAACCAAGATCATAGTTTAATTTTTTAGCAAGTTTAATCAACTGTTGGGGCTCTATCATATTTTCTAGAGCAAATGTATTTAGATCAACTGTTACATCTTCTAAAAGTTGGTCAAATGACCTGTAGCGGAGTGTATAATTAAAATCCATTATCTAAGAGTGTTTTGGCTATCATCAGCACCATCAGAAGGTACTTGCATAGACATTGTTAATTCTTTAATTACAAATTGCTCTACTTCAGAAAATAAATATTCTGGAATTGTTAATAGTTTATCTTGAGCTATTTCACATTCTGCCTTTGGATCACATGGATTTGTAACTCCTTGAAATATTGCTTCCATTCTAACTGCTTCCCAATCTATATTAGGTGCATATAAGTAACCATCTAAATACCAGAAATATTTTCTTGTATTATATTTAAATGTTGTTGTTTTAGTCATAGAAACCCAAGTACCTGGATCTGTTCTAAACATCTCTATACTACCATCTATTGAAGATGTGGTGCGTATAATAGGCCCCATAGCCCCATTAAGAATAGTTGGGAGTTTATCTTTTGATCTTTTAAAATAACATCCTGAATAAACTCCGAGACAGCCAGCCTCTACTTTATCTACATCAATGAGTTCTATATAAGGAAGCACTTGAAAAATAGAACTGATCTTCATTAATCTAAATTGATTGTCTTCTCTCTTTAAAAGTGTCTGACCATATTTAATTAATGAGCTATAGATTACTCTATCAGTTAAGAATGGATCTTCTTTAACTGCTTTTAAAGTATTTCTAACTCTTGATATTGCTTCACCAATAGTTGTCATAGTTCAAATTCATTATAATGTTTTAAGCCTTCTCTGTCTTTTTGTTTACCGGAGTAGACCAAATAATTTTTAGTACTGTTAAGTTTTATTCTTACTGTTGGTTCAACTACTAAATACATATTCCAGTTTTCTGGATAAGACTTAGCCACTGCTCTTTTAAAATCTCTACATGCTACAAATCCCCAAAACTCTCTATTCTTCATTTTGTGTTTTAATGCATAGCTTGTAAAGAATATCTTGGCAAGCTTACCATCTGTTTCCCAGTTTTTATTTGTAACTGCTACTCCATATTTTTTTGACTTTACAAAATCAATGTTTTGTTTTTTAGGACTTTGACAAGTTCCAATAAACAACCATCCAATTTGTTCAGGCAATTGAACCCCATCCCTAGTATCTATTACTGTCTGATAAATTGTATTATTAAATGCCTTAATAATTTTTCTTAACTCTTTATCATCTAAGTTTTTATACCTAGGATATTTCTTTTTAAAACTTTCAAAGAACTCTTTGCTCATAATTGTATGCACTTCTGGTCTATACCTTGGTGCTTTTAAATCCGGGCTCTTAAACTCCTTCATACTATACTATTTAATATACTAAAAATAAATGACTTTAACAAATATAGTAATAAATGCAAAACCCCCACAAGTGCAGGGGTTTTACCTGTTGTCACAGAAACCAACAACTGTAACTTTATATCAAGGGCAGAAATATGCAACAATTAATGTTAGTGCATCTGCCATATTTGTATCAGTAGGAACAACAATATCCCCATTACATGTAATGTCAGGACCTGTATATACTACACATTCTGCATCAAAAACTTCAGAACATGTTAAAGGTGTTGGACAACCAGCTGGAGTTGGGCATGGAGCAGGAGATATTAATGCACTGTCTGAACATCCACATTTTTTACATCCACAAGAAGTACAAGTATTAGTAGCCATAGTTTAATTTATTAAGGACAAATAAAGTTTTTAATATCTGTAGTGCAAGGATCAATATATGCTGTGATACCATCTAATACAATTCTAAAACCACCAACTTCTTGTTCATCATTTGCATTACAAGAAAAAGGATATGTTAATGCTGCATCATATTCCATGTTAAGAGCTATTGTTCCAGCACCCGTATTACTATTAACATTTGTATTGGCATTATCAAATTTTGGAACATTGTCTCCTGATACTACATGAGATACAACATAATTTAAATGTGATGTATTAAAAGCTGCTGTTCCAGAAAAAGCATTTTGTTCAGCATTTTTTGGAAGAGATAAAAGTAATGTTTTACTTGCTGTAATTGAAATATTAAATAACCCTGATAAAATTGTACTTGTCACAGGTGCAGCATCTATTTCTACAGGTCTTGTTCCAATTAAAAAATTACTTCCATAAGTATTATCAAATAATTCACCAACATCCATAATACTTGCTGGAATAACAGAAAGCCCTTGATTAAAAGTTATAGTACCTGCAGTAGATAGATTAACTGAATCAGGCCCTACTGTTGCTGGCGTTACTGTAGTAGACAAATAATAAGTGTCTACTGGAGGTGCTGATTGATATTGCCATAATAAAGGCTGCCCAGCTCCATCATCAATTGGAATAGTAATTATTCCACGAAAATGAACTGCATTACCAATTCTTCTTGCTTGTGGTTTTAATGCTAGAGTATCTGCCCCAGTATAATATCCAAAACCATCAAGATCAACCCAACCTGTATCATTAATTTTAGCTGTTAAAATATTTGCAGTATAATCAAGATTAATTGTACTACTGTTTTGTGTAGTCAATGGAGTAATAGAACTATAAATAGAGCATATTGCAATCCAAATATTAGTTAATGTTTCTGATAAATCTACAGGAACAGGACTCCAATTAGGATCTGTTGTAATTGGTGCTCCAAAAACACAAGCTGGTGTAAAAGATGAAGTGATATTAGCTGGAGTACCAAGCACACTCATATATGCACAATAACCATTTGTAGCATTATTTATGAGCTCATCTAATACATTATCAATAGTATATGAATTTCCTGATATTAAAACTCCTATGTTACAATCAATAACTATGCTTGGTGTAGGAGGAAAAATAACAGGTGTATTTTCTAATGTAGTTACTCTTATATCTAAATCATTAATCTGTAAATTAATAGTATCTATTTGAGTAATAATACTACAGATCTTGGTTCCCATTGCTTGAGCATATTCAGCTATTGTCATTACTGTAGTTGTTCCTACAACAAAGCAAGGAGCAACAGTAACTAGAGTATCTGCAGAAGCAGACTTAACTACCCCTCCAGCTATTGCAGCTGCAACTTCAGCAGCTTGTTCTGTTTCAATAGTGCAAATTCTTCCAATTAGAAACTGAATTAACTCTTGAATATTTTGAGGCTTACAACTTGCTAAATCAAAACAAGATAAGTCATAGCCATTAACATCTAAAAGATCCATAATATTGCAAAGCTCTGTTGCAAGTTCATGTATCACATTAGAAACTGTATCTCCAGTACATAGCTTAATGCATGGAATATCTGGGCCTTGCCAAATCACACAATTGCTTGAGATTGGACTACAAGGACTATTATCTAAATTTATAGGTTTCATATCTATAATATACTAATTATTATTGAGAATTACAAGTTGTTGATAGTGGAGTACAGTTACATGAAGCTGGAGGACATCCACAAGTAGATATGGTGCATACCCAATTTGGATCTCTTAGTGCATCCATATCTATAAGTTCTTTTTTAATTAACCATTTATCTGTATCTTCTGGACAGCAATCAGATATACCATATCTTAAATAAAGTACTTGTTTATAGTATACTTCTGCTGATTTACAAGATATTTTTTCATACTTATCTGCAGTACATGCTGGTGTATTATATCCCGGTTGTACACTTCTTCTTGGATAAACTTCTGGTGGACACCCCCAAGGATCTTGCATTACTTGTGTACAATCTCCATGTTGTACTATATAATCTGTATCAGGAAAATAAATTGACCATGCTCTAATACAAAACTTAGGAGAAGTTTCTCCCGGTTGTAGAGTAAACTGTTGTACAGCAATATCACAATCATAGTATCTATAATCTAATGCTATATCACTGTCATTCCTTACTGTTGTACAAATACATGGAAATGTACGTAAACACTCTGGACAATCTACATATTCAGTTTCTGGAATTACTATTCCAGCATCTTGAAAATTTTGTGTAATATTTACTGACCAACATGTATCAGGACAATATTTAAGTTTAATTACTGAGCCAATATATGCACTAAGATCTGTATAGGTTATTATGGGAGCCATGTAACCAGTACAATCTATTAACTGATAATATTCACGCTCACATTCTACACAGTCTACATAAACTTGATTTACTATTACTATTGTATCAGATGGAATATCTGGTATTTCTTCTACAAACCAACACCCTGGGCAATCTAATATAGTAATTACTTGACCAACAACAGCACTTAAATCTGAACTAGTATATACTATTGTTCCTGAGTCAGCACAATTAATTAATTTGTACTTACTTGGGTTTTTACAAGTAGGACAATCTGCATAAGATTGAAGTACAACAACATCTATTGCACATTCACAATCTGCTACTGAGTTAACTATCCAACATGTATCTGGATAACCCTCTATAATAACTACTTGTCCAATAATTGCATATTGTCCTAATGAAGGTTTAGTAGTAAAAATAGGATCTTGTAAACCATCACAATCTACTAATTCATAACACTCTTCAGGGCATATTTGATTAACACATGCCCCAGTATTTGTTATATAAAAAGGTAATGGCCATTGATTTCCTACAATAATAGGATATGTTAAAGAACAAAACTTTATTTCTGTACCGGTTAATGCACCAGTATTTACTAAATTTCCATTACAATCAATATAATAGCAGTTTTTAGAATTTGCAATAACAGAGTAGCAATCACAATCACATATACAAGTATCTATATAAGATAATACAGGTGCTGATGTATCACATGGCAATAAAGCTTCAGGTGCAAGTAATACTTGAAAACATACATCACCATAATCAGGACTACCTAATATATATGATCCTCCAGGAGTTGCTCCTATTGCAGCTAGATCTTGATTGGTTGTAAATGGTGGTACAGAACCATCACACGATATTAATAAATAACAATCTGGACATGGTTTACACTCTCCATATAAAGGATCACAATCTGTATAACCTGCAGCAGTAAAGCTCATCCATGAATTACTTAGTATTGGCAAAGAAAAAAACTGTAGCAATGTTTCTATTGGCTCTCCAGTAGCAACTATACCAGTGCTAACTGTATAGCATGTTCCAGATACTAAACCATACTGATCACCATAAGTTGGTACTCCAGGAGGTGTTGTATCCCATGCATATGCATCATATATTAACTGATGGGGTAATGCATATGGAAGTATACCAGAAGGATCTGTTTGAAAATAAAGATCATCCCCTCCGCAACAAGGTGTAAATATATAATATACAGGAGCCATTATTTAGTAAATTTTTGTAAGCTATCTTTTCCTTTATTGGCTTTTAATTGTGTTTCATATTTTGCTAAGCAATTGGAGCATACTTGTTGTCCATTAGATGCTTTTCTCTTCTGACACCCGCAGGATAATTTTGCTTTACAATTTGAACATACTGACATAACTATTGGTTTTTTGTTGGTTTAACAATTTGAACAGGACATTTTATTTAAAAGTTTTACAGCATAGTTGTATAAGCTCATACCTTTCTGTGGCTCATGACAAAACTCTACCTTAGACTTTGCTGCTTGAAGATACATAAATATCAATCTTAGTTCTTCAAGTTTTTGTTGAATTTTAAATGGAGGGTCACATGCTGCAACATCTATATCACAAAGTATTTTGTAATATTTATTTAAAGCAGATGTAACTCTTAAATGATTGTACTCTACATATACAGTATCATTAGGAGATACACTGTATTTTATAATATAAATACCATCAGGTAAATTAAAATGTTGAGTTGTACAATTAGTAGTTTGTAGTTGTAGATCACAAGCTGTTATAGTAGCAGATCCTGTAGTATAAAAGCTAGTAGCATCAATTTGATTAGAATACCCAAATCCCGGAACAGTAATATTCAGGGTAGGACAAACTACTGGAATTGCTGGATTTGCTGTTTGATATATACTTGTGTCTAGTAATTTGAGAATACACTCATTCATTACTTGAGGCACCTCTAGACTTAATACATGATTTGCCATAATTTCTTTTTAATAAAAAGGGGAAAGGAGTCTAAACTCTCTCTCCCCTTTATTTATTTATTAACCTTTAATTCTTAGATTCCACACTGAGTTGGAAGAGCAGGGAAGTCAACTGCTGAACATGTAGACTCACAAGTGAAGCCATTAACACCTACTTCAATTGTACAAACTCCACAAGCATCTAACCAGTCTTCAGTAGCTGTAAGGAAAGCCCCACCACTAGCAACATCTGTAAATACAACTTCTAACAAGTATTGATCATTATCAAAAGTACCAGAAGGATTGTTAAATCTTGGAACACTGTGTTGTAAATAAACTCTATAGTAAAGTGCTTGTCTATTGATAGCATTTATAAGTTGATTACCTTGAGTGATCTCTCTAATACGAAGATCTGTAGCAGTAAAGTTTTGTCTGTAAGACTCAGAAAGAGAAAGATCTCTTACCACTGATTCTCCAGTACCCATTGCTTGGCTACCCAAACACTCATTAACTACACATACTCCTGTAAACTCACATGGATCACCATTTAAGTCTACTTCACTTGGATATAAGTTAATTGGTTGTAATTCATAGAAGTCAGAAACTTGGAAAGTACAATTTCCAAATCTAGTATCTACATAAGCACCATTTAAAATTAAACCTGCACATGCACCAGGAGTATGGGCAGTAGCTGGATAGTTATCCCAAGTATCAGCACCAACTGAAGCCAAGAAAGCAGCAGATGTACCAGGAGCATACCAAATAACACCAGCCTCATCTTCCACAGCAATTTGTAAGAATGGAGATACAATTGGAGAATTTAATAAGTCATTAGCCCAAAGGATCATAACTTCAGTTGAGTCAACCGCAGTTGGAGCAATAGCTCCTGCAGGACAACAACCAGTATATGCAGATGCAGTATAGTATGCATTGTGATTTAAGAATCTTAAAGCAGGAGAACCTTTAACATCTAAACGAAGATAGTAAGTCTCACCACATAAGAATTCTTTACAGCAAGAAGCATCACCTGCAGCAGCAGTTACTGTTAAAACATCAAAAGTAGCATTACCACCACCACCTACAAGAGTAAGAGTATCACCAATTGTGTATCCTTTTCCTGGAGAAACAAGAGTAACAACAGTTACAGCACCAGCAACAGCTGTGAAAGAAACAACAGCCCCTGTTCCAGTACCACCAGTTGTAGTAGTTACACCAGTTGTATATCCAGCACCACCAACAAGGTTATTAGTAGTTAAAATTCCACCACCTGCAGTCCAATAAGTTGAACCAACGTGTACTACATTGTTAGTAGGCTCACAAGGCTCTACATCATATAATCTAGATACATATCTAGGATTAACAACTTTAGACTTGTTAGTTTCTTGGTATCCACCTAAGAAAGGACTAATTTTGTCATTACAGTAGATTGTTGATCCAGCAAGATACAAAGGACAACAAGCACTAGCAGTACTTGGTACTACAGACACATTAGTTTTAGGATCAAACCAACCAACATATCCACTTTCAAGATCTCCATTAGCAACAATTCCAGCTGCAGAAACTTGATTAAGTGCATAAGTAGGAACACCGGCAGTAGTTAAAAAACCACCAGTTGCACTAGCTGCGGTAGTAGTACCATCAGGTAATGTGATAGTTACAGGACCAATTGTGGCACCTGTAGCCAAAAACGTTTTTTGAAACGCGTGATTAAAATAAGCCATTTTTTTTATTTTTTAGTTAAACATATATATTATAATATACTAAAAATATTCTTAACTCCAAAATTATTTTAAGAAAAGTAATTTATACTTAGCAGAGTTAATAGTATCTTTTAGATTATCCAATGAATTTATAATTTCAGAATAAGGCATTTTAGCTTGAAGAGTATTTACCATTTGATACATATCTCTCAGATAAGCTAAACCTTCTTCTACTGAGTTAAGTGTTCTTGGGGTAGATTCTTTATAGTCAAGGATTTTCTCTGATGCTCCTTGGTATCCTTCAATAAGAATGTCTGCATGACCAGGTAATGCATCATAAAGTTCATTAAGTGCTTTGTGAGCAGCATATGCTCCGGATCCTTTTACTTTTAAATGAAGTTTATGAAAGCTACTTGCAGCATTCATAAGTTCAGTTGCACAAGCAGCTGTTAGTACTTCAGAATTAGCTGATGCTCCTGCTGTAGAATATTCTGCACTTTTAGATGGTACATACTCTCTTTTTAACATTCTTGGCTTTTCCATTATTTATTAGTTATTTCTTTCTGCAGTTTCAGTACCTCTTGAGAATTGATTGTTAGATTCAATATCTCCTGCCAAAATACTTACTGTTTCATCAATTAGTAATTCTATTATATCATCTTTAAATTCACATTCCACATTTGTTGTAGATTGTAAATTAGTGTAGGGATCAACACAACCTTGAATTTGAATTTTTACAGGTTGTCTATAGTATGTAAGTTCTACTTCAGGGATATTAAACTCATTATTAGTATAGATATTAATTCTATCATCTATTAATGTAGCAAATGTCTCTGCCCATTCAAAGCTTGGTTGTTTTAGTTTATCTCTTAGAAGTATAGATACATTACCTTCTTCTGCAAGATATATTACCATTCTTCTTTTATCACAACAATCTCTTTGTGCAAAGACATCTACTCTTTTCCATTGTAGATAATTTCCGGGGATACTTAAAAAAGAATAATCTCCTTTGTCCGTTAAACTAGTTATAGTAGTTTTATTAAGAAGAACTTGAAGGTCGTCTTTTCTTCTAGTAGATTGTTCATCTCCTTCTTTAACTACATTAATGCCGTGTAACTGTCTTCTAGCCCATTCTACTTGAGCCTTGTTAAATGCCTCCACAACCTGCCAGCACTCTATGTTATCATAGTCTTGGCTGTCAAGCTTATTGAGACGTTGTTTAATCTTTACAGTTATAGTACTATTTAACATTTCTTATTTTCTTTTTCTTTTTACAGATCCACCTTTTTTAGCAATAGGTCTAGAAGTTGTCCTTCTATTTATAACACCACCTCTTTTTTGTTGTGATGGACCAAATACTCCTTTTATATCTTTTATACTACCTGCAACATTACCTATTGCTTCAGCACCTGCTCCAACAGCTTTAATAACATTATCAACTCTTTCACCTTGTTTTCCACTAGAAATTCTTTCTATTTTTGCTTTACGTTTTTCTCCTTTTTTTAATTGACGAAATTCTTTATTAGACATAGCTCCAAATTTAGTAGCACTAACTGCACTTTCTTCTTTTTTTTCTGTGTCATTTTCTTTTTGTGCAGGTGGTTTTGTTTCTTCAGGTTCTCCTTCACCGCCCAATCTCATTTTTTTTGTAAAATTAGCCATTTGGGCCTGTCCCCTCTTAACAGCAGCAGCTTTAAGATTATTAAAGTGTATAAGTGGATTTATTTTTTTATTCTGTTTCATGATTATTTATTTTTAGACATTTTCTTTAGTGTGATAGCAAGAGCTTTTCTTTTAGGAGTACATGTTTTTTTAGTCATAGGAGTGCAAAATCCTTTATGTGCTGGATTTATTGCTTTTTGAATCCACTTTTTATCTGTCTTCTTTTTAGTTGCCATGACTTTATTTTTTTACTTTACCTTTACCTCTACAGCTACACATGATTACTTCTTTTTCTTAACTATGCCACCTTTCTTTGCAGTATTAATACCTGAAGAATTTGGTCCTGTTGGGCCACTTAATGGTAAGCCTTTAAAGTTGATAATACTTTTAGCACTACCACCTTTAGCCATTTTAACTTTACCACCACACTTCATACATTTTTTCATGATTATATTTTTTTAAATTAACAATTCCATTTTCTTAAAGAAAGAGCCTTTCTAGTTGGTCTTCCTTTTTCATCTTTCATTGGTCCTGGCATTCCAGACATTCTAGCACAAAAACTTTTACGTCTTTTAGCATCTTTACTTCCAGGTTTTAGTTTTGATGGTTTAGTAGTAACAGCTGTCTGAAGTTTGCTTCCTGGATTTTCTTTTCTATATGAAGCTACTCCTTTAGCATTTAAACCACCTGTTTTATTTTTACCTTCTTTTCTTTGCCAAGCTGCTGTCTTTGCCATTTTTTTTCTTTTTAGGATATGGATTTTCTTTATGCCATTTTTTAGTTGCTGCTATACCTTGTTTAATAGTTTTTGCTCCTGCTTTTTTAGTTAAGTTAATTGTATCCCACTCTCCTTTGTCTTTTGTGGGATGATTAACCATTATATCACCAGGTTTACCTTTTCCTATTTTATTAGTTTTTTTGTAAATCCTATGCTTTTCACCATCAGCAGTAACTCTTGCCATTATTAAATCTTTTTACCTGTTGCAAGATTATTAAACTCTTTGGCTTTTTCAGCTGCTAACTTTTTAACATCATTCATAAGTTTAGCATTCTTCTGTATCTCAGATGCTCTTTGTAATGTAGACATAGCAGATTCAATTTCCCATTTTCTCATGTCTGCTCTACTACTACCTAAAATAGAAATACCAACTGAAGATGATTTCTTAGCTGATGATTTTCTAGTTGTTGTTTTTTTAATTGCCATGACTATACATTTTTAACTCTTCTTCCCATTCCTACTCTAGACTTCTCAGCTTTTTTAGCAGCTAGTTTAGAAGGAGTTAGTTCATACTTTGTTTTAGGTGTATCCTTTGATACTCTTTTTGTAGGCCGGCAGTATTCATTTTTACCACCGGCACCACAAGCTTTTCCTGATTTAGTATCTTGCCATTTTTCTGCTTGCCATCTTTTTAGTTCAGTACCCTTCTCAGTTTTTCTTACTGTACCAGATTTCTTTCTACATTTGGCAATAGCTTGAGAGGCTCTTGCTGAAGGAAATACAGCATATTGAGATTTTACTTTATTATAACAAGCATCTTTTGGCATTATTTTTTCTTTTTAGCCCCTTTTTTCAAAACACCAGGTCCTGTTTTTTTAATTGTTGCCATGATTTTATATATTTAAATTAAGAATTCCACAATTTCTCGACAGAAGCTGTAACATCATTAAGAATATCCTCATTTAAAGGGTTCTTAAAGTACTCTACAACATCTGATACATTTCTACCAAGTAAGCTATTTGACTTAGCATGATAAATATGACCATCTGCCTTACTAATAATATACTTAAAAAATACGGAATCTCTTACAACTGATTTAATTTTTAGTGTTTCCATATCCATATTTACTGCATCTATGAAAGATTTTGCTGCTCTTTCTTTGTTGCTTTCTCCTCCTTCACCATTTATGTACATATCCATGTTTTCATAAAGTACGTCATTTGGAGTAGATTTTCTATACTGTGTGCTGTTAATATCTACTACCTTAGCAACATAGAATAGTTTTGTACTGTTCTTATCAAATAACTTCTGTAATTCAGAAAGAGCTTTGTTTCTCATTTTCTTGTACTCTGTTCTAATCATTACAGTTTCTTCTTCTTTATCTAGATAAAACTTTGGGGGCTTAGATTTTGATCTTGCATCATCATAGCTTTTGGCTACAATTGAAAATCCCCCAGCTTCAATAGCATAAAGTTTAATTCTATCAAAAGGATCTTTTGGATCAAGATAAAGTGGCTCATTACCACATTTTAAATCTATCTTATTCCAGAAGTCTTTATTATTTGGACTAAGTAATTTTACTTTATTCCAAAAATCTTTATCTTCAATGTCAATAACATTTGCTGCTAGTTCTCTTTCTAGTTCAGCAACTGCTGTTCTAATTTCTTTTACCTTAGCTTCTCTTTGTTCAGGAACTAACAGTTTAATCTCAGGTGCAAATTCATTTAAACCTGTGATATATCTAATTACTCCATTGACCTCTAAACAAGCTAATTGTTCATGATGTTTAACACCGTCAAACAATACTTGTTGGTAGTTTTCTAATCCCATATTAGAAGAATTACTGTCAAAGTATGTTCTAATAGCTATGGCTGTTTTTCTGCTGGTGGCAGCCTTGTTTATTTCCACCATTGTAAATTCTGAATTTTTCATTTTTTTGTTGGTTTAAGTTTTTAAAAATTAAGTAAAAAGAGGGAGATTTTACTCTCCCTCTTATACCCTGATCTATTATAGAGAGCCACCAGTGATTGGGTTTCTCATAACAATTTTCAAGACTTTTGTAGGGTCTTTTACCCAGATAGCTGGCATTGTTTGAGACATCATCACACGGTACCCGTTGAATTGTCC